CGCAGCAGTTGCCCGCCGGGGAAGGGGTAGTGCGGCAGGTCGGCAAAGGCATCGAAACGCTCGGCCTGACCGCGCAACGCTTCGGCGAGGACTTTGCCCGCCAGATGCGTGTAGGTAACGCCGTGACCGCTGCAACCCTGCGAGTAATAGATGTTGTCGCCCAAGCGTCCGACCTGCGGCAGGCGGGACAGGGTCAGCAGGAAGTTGCCGGTCCAGGCGTAATCGATCTTGACGTTCTTGAGTTGAGGGAAAGCCTTGAGCATCTTCGGGCGAATGATCGCTTCGATGTTTGCCGGATCGCGAGCGCCATAAACCACGCCGCCGCCGAAGATCAAGCGCTTGTCGGCGGTCAGGCGATAGTAGTCGAGGAGATAGTTGCAGTCCTCCACGCAGTAATCCTGCGGCAAAAGCGCGTTCGCCAGCTCATCGCCCAAAGGCTCGGTGGTGATCACCTGAGTGCCACACGGCATCGATTTGGCCGCCAGTTCCGGCACCAGATTACCGAGGTAGGCATTGCCGGCAACGATGATGAACCTGGCCCTGACCTTGCCTTGCGGCGTATGCACAACCGGATTGGCGCCGCGCTCGATGCGCACGGCGGGAGATTGCTCGTAGATGGTGCCGCCGAGAGACTCGACCGCCGCCGCTTCACCGAGCGCCAGATTCAGCGGATGGATGTGGCCGCCACTCATGTCGAGCATGCCACCAACGTATTGATCGCAACCGACGACTTCGCGGATGCGGCGTTGGTCCATCAGCTCCAGCTGCGTGTGTCCGAAGCGTTCCCACAGGCGTTTCTGCGATTCAAGGTGACCCATCTGTTTGGCGGAGAGGGCGGCGAACACACCTCCGTCCTTGAGGTCGCACTGGATGTTGTATTTCGCCACGCGCTCGCGAATGATCCGGCCGCCTTCAAAGGCCATTTCACCGAGCAGTTGCGCTTGCCTGGGGCCGACGCTGCGCTCGATGACATCAATGTCGCGGCTGTAGCTGTTGACGATCTGCCCACCATTGCGCCCCGAGGCACCGAAACCGACCTTGGCGGCTTCCAGTACGGTTACGCGAAAACCGTTCTCCAGCAGGAACAAGGCGGAAGACAGCCCGGTATACCCGGCACCGATCACACAGACGTCCGTCTCCACATCATCCTGCAGCACAGGACGTGGCGGTACGGCAGTGGCCGACGCGGCGTAATAAGACTCTGGGTATTGGGTGTTCGCCATCCTGCCGCCTCTGTTTAATATATTTTACGAGTGCGTCGATCCTACCCGAGTTGAAAAACCTCCGCCAGCCACCGGAAAGTCTTCGTTGCTAAGCTGAAATTAAATATTTTGCATATTCATAGGGTTAGGTGAAAAAAAGGTGTTGACACCCCTCCGAAATTCCGTAGAATGCCGCCTCACAGCAGGCACGTAGCTCAGTTGGTTAGAGCACCACCTTGACATGGTGGGGGTCGTTGGTTCGAGTCCAATCGCGCCTACCAAACAAAATCCGCTCTGCTGGGCGGTCTAGAAGGGCTCACCGAAAGGTGGGCCCTTTTTTGTTGTCTGGCCTTTGGGCAAACTTTGGGAATATTTTGGGCAAACGACCACCGCTCACACCTTCAGGTCGGCGCTCACCCGCATGTACACCACGGCGTCATCGCCGTGGCCCGCCTGGTAGTGTTCAGTCATTTTGACGTCCGCGTGACCCATCAGCCCTTGGATATATTCCTGCGGGAAACCCTGCTGCTCATACAGCCACGCACCCAGCGCCCGGATCTCGTGGAAGGTGGGGCGCTCGCCGGCGGGTATGTCCTTGTATGCCTCGGAATCATCCCGCGCCTGGGCGAATGACTTTGTCAGGTAGTCGGGCGTGACGGCGTTCCAGTGAAGCTTGGCGTCGAGCTGCGACCGTTTGCGGGCCTTCGGCGAGTAGTGGATGAGGTAAGGGCACACGACGGGCGACCGCATGCACTCGGCGACCACGTCGCGCAGCGCCGGTCCCATGGCAATCTCCAGGTGCACAGGCTTCCCATAGTTCTGCGTCTTCCCGGGCGACACCTTGATGGTGTTCTGCTCGAGGTCAACGGCTGACTTCGGCCACATCACAATATCCTCCCGCCGCTGAAGACTCAGCAAACCCAGCCGGATCGCGCGCTTCAGCCAGATCGGCGTCCCCACGTAATTCAGAATCGCATTCAATCCCTCAACGGTGTGGCGCTGGCGCTTCTTCTCGGACTCCTTCTTGACCAGTGTCAGCTCGGCCGAGTTGCGTTCGCACAAGCCCTTGGCCACGGCGAAGGCGAAGATCTGGACGAGCAGCCCGCGATGCTTGGTGTAGGCGTTATTTTCGAAACCGTCCAGGTATTCGGCCACTGTCAGCACGTCGAGTTGCCCCATCATCAAATCGCCCAGGTCATCCCGGTACCGAGCCAACTTGAACTTGATTTCCTTCAACGTCCGCTCGGCATAGTTCCTTGTGCCCAGCCATTCCTTCTCGAAACGATCGAGGCACCCGCTGAACTTCGGCGCGGCCTCGCCTGTGAGCATTGCCAGCAGCGCGCCGTCGTCGGCCAGCAAGGGCAGCAACTTCGCGTTGGCGGCGTTGGCCAGCTTGATGGCCTCCGCCATCGGCTTATTGATGCTGGTCTTCTTGCCGGTGATCGGGTTCTTGTACTGCCAATATTTCCCGTTCGGGTAAAGGTTGGCCGGCAGATCCCGGTTCTTGATTGTCCTGGCGCGCGGCGGAGCCATCAGCCCACCTCCATCATCTTGGCGAGCAGGGGATCATTCGACCCCAGCACAACCGCCTGCAGATCCACGAAATACATCCCGCCTTTTACCTCTCCCACTACTTCGCCTTCCTCAATCCATTTTTTCAACTGCTGCAGACTCGGCTTACCGCCGGCGTACCGCAGCTTCCTGTATTCGCCTGCCTCCATGAGGCGCGGCAGCCTAGCCGTAATTTGGGCAATGACCTTTGCCATGATGATGCTCCATGCCGCGCGTGGCGGCAGAAGGTGGTGATGGGTTAATCCATTTGGTACCAGACGCCGCAATCGACGCCTTCGGATTGCAGCGACTTGTGCATGGCCTGCACGCCGGCATAGCGCCGGTTACCCTGGCCATCAAACGGCGCGCCGAGGTGAAAGGCTCGGGCGTGGTAGGTGCTGGCTGACTGCATCCAGCCATGAAGTCCGGCATCGTGGAGCGTCTTCTCGCGAAGAAGGCCGACGCGCAGATAAACGCGATCGAGGTTCGCGGTACCGCCATCGTCCGGTGCAGCTGCTGCCGCGGCTTTACCGGCTTCAATGGCACGCGCGACTGCTGCCACCACTTCTGGCAACTGTTCTTTTTTCATGGGTACACCTCGCCCGCCGTACACCGGCAGGCTGTTGAGTTGGGGGAGGGGTTACTGCTGAATCAGTTCGGCGGGAACCTTTACCACAGCGCCGCCTTGTGCGTTTCCCGGCTGTACGGGTTGAACAACCACCAGCGGCCCATGTACATCTCGGTGCCGTCGGCGGACATGATGTGCTGGTACGGGGTGAGCTTGGCGCGTGCGATGAGCCATTCGGCGATGGCCGGGCGCGCGAGTACCGTGGCGATGATTCGCCAGAAGAGATTGATCACGTTTGGCGTCCTATGCCGGGGCATGCCCGGGCGGTGGAGGGTGGGTTATGCGGCGAGCCGCTGATAAAGCTCGATGATGTCTGCGGCGTTGGCGGCGACCAATGCCTCAGCTTCGTCGGGGCAGACGCTGTTACCGATCAGCCGCACTTGGTCGACTTTCTTGATGTCGCGCCATTCCTCGGCACCGGTGACCGGGTCGACGAACAGCCCGCGATCGATGATGTAGTCCTTGTCGAAGCCTTGGGCGGCCTTCAGCTCAGGCGGTTGCAGCATGCGCAGCGTGATATCGATCAGCACATAGCCGCCGACCATCACCATTTCCGCCGGGTCTTTGAAGTGCTCCGGCAGGTACTGGTGCATGAACGCGGCGCAGCGGCGTGCGCCTTCCATCTGCTCGGGAGTCAGCGTGTCGGGCACCTGCACCGTCTCCACAACCGCGACGCGATCTTTCGTCGGCAGCGTGTGCATCGGCTCATTGAGCGAAATTCCGTCCTTCTCGTTGCCGTAATATTTCACCAGGTAAGCGCTCACCAGCCGCTGGTTGGCGCCGGACTGGCAGATGGTCGATATCGGATCGTAGGCCGATCGGCCGTCGCCTTTGTAGAAGCCGCCATTGGCCTGTTCGAAGAACGCTGTGACGATGCCGTGACGCGCGGCGCCGGCCAGAACTGTCTGAGTTGGATCGTCAGGCGAGCTGCCGGCTGCGTTCTGCCCGAACGCAGTCATATGCGCTGCCGCCATCGCGAAGTGTCCGCCTTTGACTTGGGCGACCTGCGTGCGCAGCGGCTCCTGCACGTCGAAGTTGCGTTGTGCTGATCCGTTGGCGCACTCGGTGAGGAAGGGCGCTGCAACCGGCTGCACCAGTGCGTGATGGGTGCCGCCCGCGCTGATTGTGGAAAGCGCTTCGTCGGTACCGTGCGTGCTGGTGTGCGCCGATGAGGTGCCGCGCATTGGAACAATGAAAGGCTTCGCACTGGTCAGGACATGACGCCAGCAGCCCTTGGCCACGCGGCGCATGGTGTTCTCGGCCATCGGTTTGTCGCGGAAGATCGTGCGCCCGAGGTTGCTCCAGTCTATGCACTCTGCCGCCGAGCGCCACGGCAATTGTTTCGCGGCTGGCCGCTTGTGACGTTTCGGCGCGGGCCAGACGATCGGCTTCCCGTCGCTGCGGGCCACCAGGTAAAGGCGCTTGCGGATGGTCGGGGTGCCGGCGTTCGCCGCGATGCGCTCCCGCCACTCAGCGTTGTAGCCCAGCCCTCGCACCAGAGCCTCCACCGGCACGAACTCTCCGATCGCCTCGATGATCTCCGGCATGTCCGGATGATCAGCGGGCAGACCGGTGCTGATCGCGGCAATGAACGCTTTGAAGGTGCGGCCGCGTTCAGACTTGATCGGCTGACCGTCATCGTCGATCGGACCCCAGTCGCAGAACTCTTCAACGTTTTCGAGGAAGAGCAGGCGCGACTTCGTCACGAATAGCCAGCGGATCACAACCCAGGCCAACCCTCGCACACCACGATCGCGCGGCGCGCCGCCCTTTGCCTTGCTGTGATGACGGCAGTCTGGCGATGCCCAGATGATCGCCACCGGCTGGCCGCCCGTGGCTTCTCGCGGATCTACTTCGAACACGTCGGCGACGTAATGCGCCGTCGTGGGATGGTTGGCGCGGTGCACAGCCAGGGCAATTGGATTATGGTTCACCGCCACGTCCGGCTCCCGGTATGCCCGGGCGATGCCGGTGCTGGCGCCACCGCCGCCGGCGAACAGGTCCACCACAAGTTCCTTTTCGAACGGCAGGCCCATGCTCGGCTGGCCATGGATGAAATGAGGCAATATCTGTTGTGCGGACATAGGGGGGGGCCTCGCCTGAGGTGGCGTGAGTTGATGATTTGGGGTATTCAGGAGGTTGTGGACGGCAATGTGCCATCCTTATAAGCAAGGAGGTTTGCGTGGAGCAGGTCAGAGCTGCATTTGCTGAGGCGATTTTTGATGCAATTAGGGAATGCCACGAGTTTGGATACCACCCATCTAAATGGGAGGCAATGAACCGAGCGCAGCATCCGGTTGAAGCATCAATCAAACTGGTTCAATCCCCCGAGTTTCAAGACGGATTCAGGAAGCTATTGCGAGAGGGAAGGGAGCACCTGACAGTCGAGGCGATCATGCTCAGACCCGACTTCGCTTCCTTGTTCAGTGGTCAACTGCTCCAAGCCGCTAGGTGGCGATTGCAGACCGCCCCCCGGTAAATCTGGCGATGCAGCGCGCGCAGGTGGACCATCCGCCGAGACCGGCGAACAAATCGATTGCAGTGGGCATGGGGCGTCCTATGCCGGGTCATGCCCGGGCGATGGAGGGGGGATTTCTACTTAATTGCCGTCATGCGATCATCCAGAAAAGAATTGGAACAGCATGAGGGCAATACATGAATAAATATTTTCGTTCGTTAAATGGATTTTGGTTGTTCTCTTTGCTGCCACTAATCGTTGCGCTCGCGATAGCGGTATATTTATATCGACTAAAATTCGGTGGTGAGCTTTCGAGTGTGTCTAGCGAGTGGTCGAATTTTGGTAGTTATATTGGTGGTGTTTTCGGCCCACTTGTTTCTTTCGTGACTCTAATGGCGGTTTTGAAAACCGTATTTTTGCAGCGCGAATTGTTAGGCGCTCAGCAGAAAGAGTTTGATCGAATGAATGAGCTACAGACGAAGACATTCGAATCCCAACAATCGCAAGTGGAACGCTCTGCTCGGGACGCTTTAATTATTCAAGTCGCAGCTGCGCAAGAGTCGGCGGTTCGTTTAATCGAGATGAGAATGAATATGCATGAGCGTGACTTTGATCGGCAGCATGACATGTCTTTTAGGTATCGTGCAGAGTTCGAAAAAAATATGACGGAAGAGCAATATAATAAGCTCAAAGGTATGATTGATCATCGAAACAAAGCTCGTGAGTCAGTGGATCACTTGTCAAAAGTTGCATTGGATATATCGCTTGCTGAATTTAAAAGTGTTGCGGAAGTCCGTGCGTTTCTGGAAAGCGGTGTAAAAGAGGCGTATGAGAAGCTTGATGAGGCATACCCGGGGACACAGAAGCCAATATTATGAAAATCAATCGCCGCAGAAGCATTCGATGTCTTCGGCGAGATACTCAAAATCGAAGTTGGTCTGTCGGGAGCGTTGCTCGGCAGACCAGCCCATCGTCTTGTAGTCTGCTCGATCCTGTCTGAACACCTGGCCGAACCGCTCTTCAGTGCCTGACCACCAGATTACCCGCGACGGGTCATCCATGATGGTCTTGATCAGCTTTCCTTCGTTCTTCTTCCAGCACAGGTCGCAGTTGCCGAAGTCCGAGTCCATTCCGAGATCGAACGGTTGGGCCGTCCAGAACGCGCCGACATCCTCCTTGGTGACGCCGGCGGTGTAGGACGGGCACACGTTGTCCCAGCGGGTGCCGCCGCGATCATTGGCAGCCATCATTCGGTGATACCGCTTCGGCTCGTCGTAGCGAATGCCGACAACGCAATCCCACTCGGTGTATCCCAGGGCGCGCATGTGTTTCTCGCCGATCTTCACCTTCAGATAAGCGGTGCACATGTTGTTCGAGAAGTTCGGCAGCACCGGCGGCAGGTTTTTCTCTACCTTGCGGTATGCGGCGTAATACTCGAGCATCATGGTGAACGGCTCGCCGTTACGGCTGGCTGTATCGAAGTCCACCAGCCTGTACCACGGCGCGTCGTCTGGCTGGCCGTACTCGCGGCACCACTCCATCCACACTATGTTCACGTTCCAGCGCTTCGCGATCTGATCGATGAAGACCAGCGTTTCCTCGCGCTCCTTGCCGGTGTTCTGGAAGAACAGGTGAACATCAGGCGGGAGGGTGCCGCCGTGTGCTTCGAGGATCTTGTAGACCATGTGCCCGCTGGTGCGACCACCGCTGATGCCGATCTGGGCCGGGCCGGTGATCAGGTAGGGATTCATAATTGCTCCAGACAGCCGATTGCCTCGCCGGCTGGCGTGATTCGTAGAAGTGGGGTATTTATCTGCAATCTCACACTGGCAGGAGGCCGACATGAGGTTGCAGAGCGATGTAGATGCGCTGGCGGCTATCGAAGAGGACGCCAAGGCAATGCTGAAACGGATAGGGCTGCCGGACGACGCAGTGAAGCTGGAGGTGGTCGTGTTCCTTCGGGAGGTGATCGACCTGGCCAGCTACATGGAGTCGAAGCATCGGCAGGTTGAAGCGCCGGGTTTCGTCTGAGCTGGCGCATTGCCCGTCGTTGCGGTATTTGTGTTCGGCCCGGCATGGAGCCGGACCAAGGAGCCTGAGATGGACACAAAACCTTCCAACAAATTGATCGCAGAGCAAAGCGGTCTGACCGAAGCAGAGGTCGGGACGTACTTAACAGCTCTCGAAATGCAGGCGGATGGAAGCTGGATGGTTTACTTCGGTGTTGAAGTTGCTCATTTGCCAGATGCCGACAAGAAAATTGACGCCTCCCGAACGCTGTCGATTCCAAGCTGGCTCGCCAAACACTGGGTCGATCGAGATATTGGCTAGGGCGCCGCCCTCCGTGACCGGTGGTGGCAAATTAGTTGTGGTTGATGTTTGATAGGCGGCTTCACACTATTTGCCCGAGGCAATAATGAATAATGAAGTTTCAATGACTCTTGCCGCTACATTGGCTGTTGCATTGATTGCGGGTGTGGTGTCGCTTGTGGTTTCGATTCTTGCCAAGGATCAGAAGACATCGGAATTTCGGCAAGCTTGGATCGATGGTCTCCGAAATGATGTATCTCAACTTATCGCCCATCTCGCTGTGGTAAAGACACTATCGGCAATAGTCAGGCAGCAGTCTCAGCCAGAAATCCAGAAGTTTATCCTTTCAAAAGAAAAGGATTTTTTGGAAACCGCCATGCTGTCCTCAAGAATTCGGCTTCGCCTCAACCCAAACGAACACAAAGCACTGCTGGCGCTCGTCAAAGATTCTGACGGGATAGGTCGCTCTGATAGTTTGATGGAAGCTCATATGGAAAATCTTGCTATCGAGACTCAAGAGATTTTGAAGACCGAATGGGAGCGGGTGAAGCGTGGCGAGCCTTCGTTCGTGTTGCTGAAATTGATTTCTCGTTGCGCCGTTATCATCGTGGGTGTTGCCGTTGCAGCTGCTACGGTGGCTTTGGCGTTAGAGCACTGGAACATTCCGACCATATGGCGGTGAAATGATCTCATCGCCGGGATCCGCCGAAATATCAGCCATGCTCTTTTCGTAAAATGCCAGTGACACCTTTTCAGTCACAACAAAAGGTGTCGTGACACACTTGAGCATCTGGGCCTGCGTTTCGAAATCGGCGGCGATCAGGTTCATCAGCAGCAGCTGGTAAACCTCCTGCTGGTTGTTGATGCCGTGGGCCTTCATGACTGCCTTCAGGCCAGGCTTGAACACTCCGGCCACCTCGACCGTAAACTTCTCGACGCCCAATGCAGCGTCCTTTGCTGCTGCCTTCTCGCGCTTCCTCCGCTGCTTCTTAGCTTCATCCGTCAAATCTCTTCGCTCGATATCGCAGTTGTGGCTCATGGATTCTCCAGTCATGCCCCGCCCTGCGAGACTGCATGCGAGAGATTTTTTGTTGGAAAGTGCATAGGCTTACCTTATATTCGCACTCCTTCTTCAAGGTAAAGCCCTATGTTCGAATTAGCACTGATAGGATTAATTGTTGCTTTTCTGTTAATGAGTGGGGTCGCCTTTTATTACTATAATTTGTCACGCGGCGGTAAATCGGCCAAGGAGTTGCAGCCGTTCAATCCATTTCTCATTGGTGTGTGTGCTCTAACCTTTGGTTTAATTGTGGTGTTCCTTTTTTATATTTTTGTTGATGTGGGTTTTGAAATAAAAAACAACATGGGACAGGTTGGCGATTTTATCGGAGGGCTGACTAATCCGGTTTTAAGCTTTATCGCGCTTTTGGTATTGTTGCGCTCCAATCTTATCCAAACTGAAGAGGCGAGAAAGACAGCAGAAATTCTCCTAAAGCAGCAACAGCTTTTGGAGCATGAGCGCTTCGAGTCAGGATTTTATTCAATGCTTCAGAAGTTTGAAACATTACTTGAAAAAGGCGTTAGAGCAAAGAAGCCAGCTGAAGACGGCTCCGTGGCTAAATTGTCTCTAGCGCTTCGTAAAGATAGAGATATTTTGGATGCTCTTCATATTCGCGACCGCTACAAGAAGGTTGTCGAAATCGTTGATGAAAGCGTAAAAACGGATGTAGAAAAAAGATTTTGTATTGGTGCTGTTAGGCTTTGCAATTTCATAGATGAGTCAGATCAGCCTCTTTCTCGCAAAAAATACTATATGCGAATTATGTTTGAGATCCTCGAGCCGCATGAGACAATTTATTTGCTTAGTTGCATTTTTGTGTCATTTCCATTTGTGCGTCGCAAGCTTAGAAAGTACATGCTCGCGTTTTCTATAAAGCGGGAAAGTTTTGTTTCTGGTTTTGTTCATGACTATTTTTGCAAGAACTACAAAAAAAGGCTCAGATCCTAGGCTGTAATCTTTTTTTGATCGAAGCTTGATGGCTAAACTCGGCTAGGCTCTGATTCCGAAACATCCGCGCCACGTTTCGCTTATCTGCACATTGCGGCGCGGACTGCCAATGGCGTGTTACACAGCCGTGGACCGAACACGGCAGCATTCTGGATCATGTTCTGGGTGACCTTGTTCGCGTCGAAGCTATTAGGTCGTCAATTTTCTGCCGGGTGCCTAGCCTGACTCGGTAATGCAGTTCTCCCTCATCGGATTCGATCCGCTTCAGCGCGGTGTCCGCCGACCGTTGCTGCCAGTTTTGGCATGGCCTATTTCTACTATTCCGCTGGCCGGCATTTCCAGCCAGATCTGTCGTTTGCGTTGTTGGGTGCAAAAACGTCTCACGCTGCGACCTTCACCTGATGCCAGGCGCCGGCGGCGTAGAACAGCTTCGCTGCTTGGGCTTCGTCCATCGATATCTCGTCGGGGATGGCGATCCAGCCTGACGCAACCAGATGGTTCGGGTTCGCGCTGTTGCGCAGCTCCAGGTAGTAATGCTCGATCGCATCGGTCAAGCGCTCGACCTTGTAGATGCCCTCGGGCGAGATCTCCACCGACTTGATGTACTCGGCGCCGCGCTCGTCTCGACACATGGCGGCGATGTAGATCGTCCAGCGGTAGGAGAAATCGAATATCGCGTTGGCGATCGCCAGACTGCGGATCTGCTTGCAGCTCTTCCAGTTCGCCATGATCTGGCTGCCGCTGGGGTCGATGTTCACCACTGCGACGTGGTTGGTGCGCAGCAGCGCCCGGCAGCTGCGTTCTGCCCGGGCCAAACCGTTGTTGGGTTTGCGTTTCGACTTCATAGCGAGTCCGCCATTTTGCGCAGAGCCTTGCGGTCAGCCGCCGATATCGGTTTCGGCCGACGCTTTAGGACCGTTTCAGGGTCTATTTTCTTCGAGCGGGGCGGTGGCAGCGGATTGCGCGGCGGGCTTTTCAGTTGGTCGATCCGTCCGCCGGCGGCCAGGTACTGCGCGATTCGCTCAGCGATCGACTCGGCATCCGGTCGGTGCTGCTCTACGAGGTTGAGGTGGTTGCTGATCATGCTCAGGCTCCTAATCGATGGGCTTGCGCCCGCGCTCTGTCCGCTACTTCGTCAACCATCCGGCCAAGCTCCAAATTGAACTGGACCAGCTCTTGATGAAGCATCGCGATGTACTCGTCATCGCGCTTGATGGTCTCGATGTACAGCCGGCAGTCTTCGTCTTGGCGCGGATCGAACGACAAGAAATCCCACCATTCCCGGCCCGTGACGAACATGCAGCCCTGAACCTGCGGCTTGTGTTCGTCGGGCATTCCTTCGAGCCAGGTACGGACGTGGACGGCTTCATTGAATGGACACTTCGACTCAATGCCGCCGTCCTCGCCAATCAAGCCGTCCGGCGAACAGCCCAACCAGTCGTATTTTGGATGAACCAAGAAGCCCGACTTGATGACGGTATTGCCGGTCAGGATTTCGTAAAAGTCGTGACTCGACTGCTCAACCTCAGTCCCCCAAGCCATCGACTTGCTGCTGACCGAATGTTTCGATCTGTTCGCCAGACGTTCAAAAGCTAGTTCGCGCATGTAAGTGGTGCGAGCCGCGAGCGGCTTGCGCTTCCCGTGCTTGTCGCGATCACCCCAAGCAATCACATCCTTGAACCTGCTTGCCGTTAGGCGCCCGCTGCGGTCCTGATGCCACTGCTCGGTGCGTTGAAGGTCTACTGAGGCGTTCATTGCTCGCCGCCTTGCACATCGTCGTTCGCACTGCCGTTTGAGCTTTCATTGAGGGTTGTGAACTCTGCCTCAATTGTCTGTGCAATCGACTTCAGCTCACCGTGACGTGTCACGCCAATAGCGCCGCGCTGCTGCGGCTTCAACGCCTTCCAGGCCTTTTCGTAGCCATCAATTCCTTGTTCTTGAGCGATCTTTTTCAGCTGCTCGAATAGGTCACTTGTTGCGTCAGTGGTGTCGCCCTGAGGAACCGACGAAGCTCCCACATCTGCTGGTTTTTCGTTGGTAGATCGTGGGGTAACATCCGTTTCCGGAAGCGCGTAGCCGTCGTCCAGCTCGTCACGGGTGTACACGCCCAGAATCACGTCGGGGCAATACAGACGAGCCCATTTTTTGAGCGCCAGATACGCGATCTGCTGCTTCGGATCGTCCGCCCATAGCGTAGAGTTCCGGGTTCGCGCCTGAGTCATCAAGGTGGTCAGTTCGCGGGGAGCGTCTTCGCCAACGAACGTCGCCCAAACGCGGACGCCGAGTCCCTTCTCGTCGTTGATATTCCAGTTTGGGACTCGGTATTTCTTCGGCTGCCCGTGATCATCCGTTTGCTTTTTGCTTTCGATTTCGCGGAAGTTGCCAATGATCTTGTCCCAGTCGCCGAACCACTCGTAATGGATTCGATCAAGGGTCGGCGCTCGCGTGGTAATCACCGCGTTGACGAGCTGTGCTTCATAGCTGAGCTGGCCGCCGTTGACGATGAATGTCTTCTGCGCCACCTGGAAGGGATTCATGCCCCATTGCATGGACTGCATGATCACTGCCATGCAGTCGGCAGTGTTGCCGTGGAAATGCTTTGGCAGGGTGGTTTTGCCGCCTGCCATGATGCCGGCGAGTTCAGTCATCGACTGCATGCTGTCGCGATTGAGGATCAGGCCCGTCGGGCTTGTGTCCATTGGTACGGTGGCAATCTGGGTTTGAGCGTTCATTCCTAACTCCATAGCCGACGACTTTGGCCGGCCTCCGGGGTGATTTCAGGGTTTGTTAGAACGACAGGGCGCGCAGCCAGGCCGATGCCTCGTCATTGGTGACGCAGAAGGCCATGGCCACGACCTCGACCACTTCGTTGGCGCTCGGCATGTTCGAGTCAGCGACTTCGTCAGCCACTGGAACCGGATCAACTCCCACTGCATCTGCTGGCGCTGTGTCGGTAACGGCTGGTGTCGTGATGACGCCTGCAACCGCACCGGGTGCTGCAGCCAGTGCGCGCAGGCGAGCCAACTCTTCTTGGTCGCGCTGATACTGCGCATCGCGTTCGCGCTGCTGGCGCTGCTGTTCTTCTTGCTGCTCACGTTGCTGGCGTTGTTGCGCTTCCATATCGCGGCGCTGCTGGTCGAGTTCATCCTGCTGCTGCTTCAAGCGCAGGCGATCTTCCTCGGCGCGCTGCTTGCGCAACTCCTCTGCTTCAGCATCGGCGATGCGTTGCTTCTCACGCAGTTCGTCCAGCTCTTTTTGTTGGGCCAGTAGCTTGGCTGCCGCCTCTTCGCGGTCAACAGCAGCCCGGTGCAGCGCTTCAAGCTGATCAATAGCGTTGTCGCGGGCGATGGTGGCTTCAGCTTCAAACTCGGCGTATTCGTCTGGCAGGATTACCGACTCTTTGACGCTTTGAATTACGGCTGCAACATCGGCAGCACTGCGGCTTGCGTACGCTGCTGCTACAGAGCTGAATCGGGTAATTTTTTTCCGGATGGCCTCGACACGTTCAGCCTCGACACGCTCGCGTTCGGCCTTGGCGTCAGCGGCGCGCTTTTCTTCGGCCTTGATTGCCTCGTCTACAGGCGCTTCGATCGCCAGCACGCGCTCCTTCAGTGCTTCACCAAATTCCTTCACTTGGTTGACGCGAGCCTGGGCGTCTTTAACCGCCTGCTGATAGGGAACCAGCGCCGTTTTCGTGGTATTGGCCAAGGCGTAGCGGACATCGCGAATATCCACGCGAACTTCCTTCGCATTCGCCAAGCCCTCACTGGTAGAGCAGTCGACAACCAGGTTCGCGTAGGTCGTTTCCAGACGGACGATCTGTTCTTCATGTGGCCGATATTCGGCGATGTCGGTGACAGCTACTTTTGGCGCTACAGAGGTCATTTCGATGGATTCCTGCAAAGGTGCGTGTTGGGCTTTTGCGGACATGACGGTTCCTTGCCGCGCACAGCGCAGCTTTTAGTGGTGTTGTTATTGAGTGATGCGGTCGGCGAGGGCGCTGAGCAGCATCAGGAAGGTGTAGATGGCGAGGATCGGGAACGAGCCGCGCCAGATGAGAATCCGGCGGGCCATCTGCCGGCTCGTCATCGGAACACGTTGTAGGTGGTGGTGCGGGGCACTTGGCACACGCCGGACGATTCACGTGCTGCGCTGTAAGCAGCAAGAACGACCAGCAGGCCAGCGGCAAGACACCAGAACATGGTTTTCATGGCCGAGCCCTCACCGCGATGCGTCCGCCCTTCATGGTCACCGACAGGCGCTGCGGGAGGTTGTCGACCAGATCCTCGCGCTTGCGGCCGATCACTTCATTGAAGGGCAGGCCGAAGCCGAGAATCGCAATGCGACGCTCGATATCCTCGAGCTGTTCATCGGCCAGCGTTTTCACCAGAGGGGTTGTCATGCTGCAGCTCCTTGCGAGGCGGAGGCGTTGTAGGTGGCGTAAATCTGGTCGATGCGTGCGCGGAAGTGACGGTGCTCGGCGTCGTCAATGGCGCGAAGCATGAAGGCCAGGGTGATGCAGGATGTCGCGGCGGCGCTGGCGTTGGGCTTGCCGAGGTCGCGGATCATGTTGCTGATCTCGCCCTCGATCCAGGTCACCGCCGTTTGATGGTCACGCTGCTGGATGTTCATTTGAGCCCCCAGAATTCGCCATAGGCGACCACCGCTGCCGCGACTCGCTTGGCCCGCGCCTTGCGGTCGACCAACTCTTGGGCTGCCATCAGCGCCTGACGCTGTGTGTGTTCTTGCGCTGCGGCTTCGTAGTCGTGAAAGTCTTCAACCTTCAGCGCTTTGGGGCGCCCCCATTCATCAAAGCGCCGATCCCACTCTCGGGCCTGCGCACTGTCTGCATAGCTGGTTGCCATGGTCGCCTCCGTGGTGGCGGGTTTTGATTCAACAAAACTCGGATGCACTCATCCGCTCCGCTGGTTGCCGTTGGGCGCGGAGGGGAGTGCATTCGGGTGGTGTCGAACGATTTGCAAAATGGCGAGTTGAATTTTTTGATTGCACTGCCGATAAAGCACAGAACTTCTAAGGATGAATTCCCATGCGTGTTATTTCGAAGGCCGTATGTCTAGTTGCTTTGGTCGCGCTCAGTAATTTGGGGCTGACCCAAGCGGCTACCGAGGATCACGATATCGCTATAACCATGGTGGCTATGGGGCGTATGTGTGCAGAACAAGAGCCTGGAATGAATTATTCGCTGCAGAACATCTTTTCCCTTCCAGACATAGCGGCAAACGCAGATCTAAAGAAGGAGATTCTTGCAGTAGATACCAATCCGGCATTTCAGGATGAAATCAAGGCAGTTCAAGTGCAGGCCGCAGGGGATCCGTCGGCAGCAAAACATTTCTGCCCGAGCTATGCGCCGAAAGCTAGCAAGTAATCCGTCCCAGGCCCGCTACTGGCGACGGCCTGGGTTTCTAGCATCAAATTGGCGACGTGCGTGGGAGTGGCCTACCTCATTCGGCCGATGCGCGGTGACATCGACGGCCTACTGTCCGCTGCCTGTATGAGTGATGGGCGCCGGCCTTCAGGCTTGCCGCGCCGCGCAGGTGAATCGCTCTCTGCTACATGGCTGCCATTCCTCTGATTTAAGGCAACTGCCGAGCATTCCTCGGTAGTTGGTTTCGATGCAGGTGGGCGGTTATAGGCCGCAGTTTCGTCCGCATCGGGGTGTGATTTGGTAGGGATTCGAACCCAAAAGAATTACGTCGATTTCGGCAGCGCTACCTAGTCGACATCACCCCGCACGCAGGGCGCCCCTGATCCGCCGAGGCAAACTCCAAATCACACCCCGATGCGCTCTCATAGAGAGGATCGGGCAGCAGCCTTGCAATCAGCCGCCGTCATTCGATGGCCGTCTTCGCACTCAACAACGCGCACGCCACTGGTGAGTCCACGCTCAGCGTTGAGCCTGTTCGCCTCTCGGATGCAGGCATTTAGGTCGGCGTCGGCGAAGACCTGCAGCTCACCGCGCAGGGTGATGTGGATGACCTTATTCATCGTGGTGCCCTCGGTTGTTTTCCCAATGCACCCGTCACCAGGTGCATCAGTGAAAATCTCCGCTGATCCTTCGGCGCGACTGGCGCGGTACAGATCAATTCAAATTGTTTCTCCAGCCGCGGACCTTTCGGCTTGTTCTCCCGCTGGATAACTACTTTCGACGTTTTACGCTGCACGCCCGGGTCAGTTGCCAACCCTCTGAACCGTTGAGGCCGGTTCATCGCTGCCTTCGAATCTGGGCCGGTGGTGATCCGGCAAGGTGAAACGGCGTCGCTAAAGAGCTGCGGGCCCTGAGGCCCTGGCGAGTCCATGTTGGGTGACTCGATGGGTTCAATCTACAACCTAAAATTGTAATGCGCAACTTTAAATTGTAATTATGAGCGATGAAAATTGTAGCCCCTTAGGAATCAGGGGCTTATAGGTGTCTTAGATGGCGGGGTGAGCGTTACGGGAAGGCCTGACTAGGCAGCACGCTCATAATCAATGATGGCAGCGGCTGCCTCTTCGGCGCCGTAAAAAATGTGTGGCTCAATGCCGTCTTCAAGACTCTGGCGCTGGAGATCTTCAAGACTTTGCTCGTATTCCGCTATGAGCGAGGGATCAAACCTGTCTAGCTCCTTTGGCGTCCAGATGAATAGCGTGCATTTATTCTGCGGGGCGTCGGCGACCTTATGCTTAACGAAATGCAGATCCCATAGTCGGCTCTTGGCGCCGTCTACGTGGCGACTTATTTGCTTCGATGGTTTTATCTTGGCCAGGCTGGCTGCCATGCGATTGCCAGCAAAGAACAGGCTGCCACGCGCTCCCTGAATTGCTTGAGTATGCAAAGGCAAGTTAAAGCGATCCCTCAGGCGGGGGAGAATGCCCAGCACTCGATCCTGTATGTCAGATCGTAGCTGCCCAAGATTTGCCTCGTAGGCTACCGGATCGTCTGACTCATCGTCCTCTTCCATCAGAGCCGAGGCATGAACGGTGGAAAGGCTTGAGGTAAGGCTGGATGCTTGTTGGAGGATATGGGTCATGTTGTTGCCCAACCCCCTGCGGGTCTTGCCGATGACTACTCCGTGAATGCCGCATGAGAACTGCCCCTCGAAGCCGCCTTCGGCAAATTCCAGGGCGCGGGACAACGCAAGCCCCATCATTCGTTGCATGCCTACCGCCGAGCTGCCGTATAGGCATTTCAAGGCCTTCTCACTAATAGTGAGGCAGCCGTTGACCTCGTCGCCAGAAGCTGCGACCACTGCAATAGTTAGACGCTCGCCGGACTGAACGATGGGCTCCAGGTAAACAGGGGCCCAATCCGCCTCATATTCAGGAAAGCTGGGGAATTCAGAGAGATCTGGGAGCATCCTTTAGACCGCCATGGTTTTCTGTTTGAAGCCGAGAGCCCCATCCATTAGAGCGCTCATATGTTTTACGCGTGACTCGAGGAAGTCCACCACTTTGTCGACATGTGCCTGGTCGACTTGGCAATAATGCGGCTGACTCGCCGCAGCATGTTTCCTGAAGTTAGCAGTATATGCTGGGGCAGATCGATCTTTCAGCTTTTTGGACGCCTGGTGTCTTTCAAACTCAGACACCTCTCCGATGACCATCCCCAGAAGATGGTTCCGGATATTTTCGCTCGCTTGGAGGCTTGGTGCTGACAGCGCCTCCTCGTGGTCGATAAGCCAAATAGCTCCATCGCCACCGATAAGGAGGTTGCGCAAATTCCTGTCGGTGTTAGCTAGGAGTTCGTCGAAGACAATGGCGGCATGCAGGTGTGACCACTTATTGAGTAAGTGTGAGACCTTGTCGAAATTGATCACGCGGCTCATAGGCACCGCATTGGTGTCCACGCTCGCCAATACGATGCACTTACCGTGCCCTCGCCCAACGTCTTTTCCGCGGGCAACCGCAAGAGCAGTTAGGGGAATAGGTAGGCCAAAATATCTCCCGATGCTCGCGCTCATGGTTTCGGCGAACAATCGCTCGGCAGGCAATACCTTTATGTATGCATGGAGGTCTCTACGGTAGCCTTTCAGCCCGCTGATGGTGCCGTAGAAAAGTGGGTGCTGACCCTTCACGTCTGGGTCAACAACAGCCTCGCCCTGGAGATAAAGGGCGAGTGGAATGTCAATCGGTTCCGGTTTTGCGTTTTGCATGTGTAGGGCCGCTTTCCTTGGCTACTGACTTCTTAAGGCCATGACCGATCATCTTCACCATATCTCCCGAATCGCCGCCAGCGTCTGCATTTTTAAACGCGGATTCTGCGAGTGCATCCAATTCATCAGGAAGATGTGGCACGTTTTCCCCGGAGGAAACGTTTCTTTCAATCATGACATTTGCCATGGCTGTAAGAAGTGACACATCACTCTCTCCGAGCTCCCCTTTTTGAAGCGCGCGGGACACTACATCACGGAGGATTTTTTCCACTCCGCCGGACGAGCTGATCCTCAGGTTTTTGGCCGCAGCGCCTTTGATTTCGGAGCCCGTCAGAGGAGTGAAGTGTGGAGTGCTAAATGAGCCCGATTCGCCCATCAAGTGGGAGATTGAAACCTTCAGCGCGCCTGCAATTCCTTCAAGTTTCTTCGGGCGGGGAACATTTTTGTCCGCCTCCCAAGCCTGGACGGACTGAGGCTTAACCCCCAATAGACGAGCGAGTTCCGACTGGTTCAGCCCGACAGCCTCTCGTGCAGCAGCGATTCTTTTTCCGATTGTGCTCATAGAGACACTTTACAACTAGTCGTTGTAGCCAGCATTGCAATTCTCAGTTGTAGTTTTTTGGCAAAGGTTGTAACTTTGCGTTGTAAGCCAAATTTTAGAGGTGCCTATGAACCAGAACGCAGCCGTGCGTGCAGCTGAAGCAGCAGGAAGCCAGTCCGCCCTTGCTCGCGTTCTTGGCTGTACGCCTCAAAACGTTCAGAAGTGGTGCGCAACAGGTCGCATCCCAGCTGAGCGAGTTATTCCAGTAGAGCAAGCCACCGGTATTCCACGCCATGAGCTTCGTCCAGATATTTACCCGATCGCCGCTTAACGCATTTCTTCCGCCCTTAAAAGGTCCGGAATTTTGCTCATACCAGATATGAGCGCCCCCAAGCCATTCCAGCGACGAAGCAATCTTGACCGCAACCGACCCAAGGAAAAACTAGGACATGAAAACGCCCGTACTAGAGACCCGCCGCCAAGTCATGGCGGCCGTGTCCAACGCTTTTCCTGGCGGGATGGATTGCGCAGCTGCTCGCCTTGGCATCAAGGACAAGCGCCTGGAGAACCAGATCTATGAAACCGCCGGGTGTAAGCCGCTGAGCGATGCCGAGATCTTCGTGCTGGAAAGCGAAACGAAGACCGAGCACCTGCCGGACTACATCTGCGCGATGTACGGCGGCGTGTTCGTGAAGATCCCGGAAGCGGGGGAGTTGGACAACGTCGATCTGTATCAGCGCTCACTGGCTGCATCCGCACAGCGTGGTGCGCTTGACCAGATGGTGGCTTCCGCCCTGGAAGACGGCGAAATCGATTCGAACGAAGCAAAGAAGATCCGCGCCCTGCACGCCAAGTACATGTCGGCGAGCCTTGAGGCTATCGGGGCGGTGATTGAGTTGCACAAAGCCCGCGCATAAATCGCAGGCACAAAAAAACCAGGTTCGTGGCCTGGCTCATTGCTACTTCAGCGAGGCAATAATGAATACACAATCTTCTCTCGTCAATACCCCCGCGAATGTCGCGACACGTTTTTCGAATTCTGAAAACGTGTCGCGTACCACCATGTCGTCTCGCGAAATTGCTGAACTCACGGGGAAGCGTCATCCCGATGTAAAGCGCGACATCCAAGCAATGGCGTCTGAGCTCGAAGAAGATGTGAGCGATTTTGCTCACATCTATTTGGACAGCATGAATCGTGAGCAGACTGAGTATTTGCTGGATAAAGAGCTGACCGAGACCCTTCTGACTGGTTACAGCTCCAAAATGAGAAGGGCGGTGGTGCGCCGCTGGACCGAACTCGAAGAGCAGGTTCGCCCACGCGTCCTGGCAACGCTTCCTGACTTCTCCAATCCTGCCGCCGCCGCTCGCGCTTGGGCTGAGCAGTTCGAGCTTCAGCAGGCTGCCAATCAGGCGCTTATTGAAGCTGCGCCGAAGATCGCCTTTGTCGAAAAATATGTTGAGTCTACCGGTCTGAAAGGCTTCCGCCAGGTCGCCAAACTGCTCAAGGCCAATGAAGCGCGTTTCCGCGAGTTCCTGCTCGACAAAAAGATCATGTACCGCATGGGCGGCGAGTGGCAGGCCTACCAGCCTCACGTCGACGCCGGCCGTTTCGAAGTAAAAGCCGGCACCAGCGACAGCGGCCACGCCTACAACCAATCCAAATTCACTCCCAAGGGCGTCAACTGGATTGCCGGCCTTTGGGCTCAGTACAAGCTGGCCGAGGCCTGATATGCAATTCACCGTCACGATCAATCAGGTGAAGGCGTTGGAGTGGGGGCTGAATTCTCAGCAAGCCCTGCTGTTCGCCTTCGTCTACGGCTGCCCGAGCTGGACCAAGCCAATCAAGACTGACGACGGGATCTTCTTCGCGCTGAGCAAGGCCAAGATCATTGAGGAGCTGCCGCTGCTCACCGACAAGCCGGACACTGCTTATCGCATGCTGAAGGCCCTGGAAGAGGCCGGTCTGATTGAGCTTTCCAGCACTTCGAACATCACCCTGTTTCGTCTGACCGAGAAGGCGATCGAGTGGAATCAGAAACTGGATGGGTCGGAAAAATATCCGACCCCACCAAAGAACGAAGGTCGGAAAAAAATCCGATCTACCTCGGAAAAAAATCCGATCAAGGTCGGAGAAAAATCCGAGTCAGGGTCGGAAAAATCTCCGACAAATCAGGATACCAATCATCAGGGTACCAATCAGGATACCAGTCAGGACTTGCAAGGCAGCCCGGACAAGCCGGCCCGCAATCTGGTTTTGGTGGTTGATCGCACCGATGCGCCACGGGTTGAGATTCCCGCTGACATGCCGGGCCCCAAAGACCAGTCCTGCAAAACCTTCAAGGTTTGGGCGAACTACGCCATGGCCTACCGCAAGCGCTACAGCACTTGGCCTGTGTGGAACGCCAAGGTCGGTGGCCAGCTCGGCCAACTGGTCGACCGCCTCGGCGCCGATGTCGCTCATCACGTCGCGGCTCACTTCCTGAAAACCAGCGATGCCGCTGTGCTCCGCAAGTGCCACAGCCTCAACGAGCTGCTGGCCAATGCCGAGAGCTACCACACCCAGTGGGTGACCGGGCAGCGCATCAACGGAACAACCGCGCGCCAGATGGAACGCACCGAAGCGAACGTCTCCGCCGCGGAGCAGGCCGCGCAAATGGTCTTGGCCAAGCGCCAAGCGGGAGAGCGCAATGAGTACCTTTGAAATGAACGACCAGCAAGTTGCCGGGCTCGCTGCTGCGATCTGCGCCACCGCCGAGGCCATGGGTCAGGAAATGAACCCAGGCACTGCGGCGATCATGGCCGAAGACCTCTGTGCTTACCCGGTACCGGTTGTCAAAGCCGCGCTTAAGGCCTGCCGCTTTGAGGTGAAGGGCAAATTGGCAATGGCCGACATTCTTCAGCGCGTTCAGGTTGCTGACGGCCGGCCGTGCAAGGACGAAGCCTGGGCGATCGCGATGACCACCAACGATGAATTCGAAACCGTGGTGCTGACCGACGAGATCCAGCTCGCACTCGCAGCGGCGAAATCTGTCCTCGATGCCGGCGACAAGGTCGGTGCGCGCATGGCGTTCAATAGCGCCTACGAGCGTTTGGTCGGCCAAGCGCGGGAGGACAACAAGCATGTCAATTGGCATGTGTCCGTCGGCTTCGACGCCAACCGCCGCACACAGGCGATCACCAAGGCCGTGCAGATGCAGCGAATCCCTCAGGAGCGCGCTCAGCAGTACCTGGCCGACTTGAGTGTCGTGCCGGTCACTGAAGACGGTCGGGCCGTCGTAGCGCTGCTCACCGGTAAGGTTGCGCGGCCTTCGCCAAAGCTGCGCGAGAGGCTCGCCGCGGTGAAGGATTCCATGCTTTCCATGCGCCAAGCATCAGCCGAGGAAAAAACAGAAATGCGAATTCAGGCAGCCAATGAGCTGGCGGATCGCCGGGCGCTGCTCATTCAGCAGGCCGAACAACTGGAAGCAAGGAGTGCGGCTCAATGAGCATTGATAAACAAAAACTCCAGAAGCTGCTGTGGGCCGAAGCCGCGTCATTCCGTGCCGACTGCGCAGACTGGAAGCGCAACACCGAGGCGCTGCAGGAATTCCTTGGCGAGAAGACCGTGGAGGAGGTGGCGCTGGAGCTGCTGGCAGAGAACGACCGCCTTTCCGCATCGCCGGAGCGCCAGATCATCCGCGCCGCTGTAACCGAAGCGGTCAAGGGGATCGCCGATGCCGCAGCGGCGGATGCCAAGGCTGGGACGCTCAAGGAGATTGAGCAACTCAAGGCCGAGAACGAGGCGCTGCGCAAGGATGCCGAGCGCTACCGCTGGCTTCAGCACGGTCACAGTGGCTACATCGAAGTCGTCGAGTGGATCGGACCGCACGCTACCGGGATGATCGGCGAAGACCTCGACGCACTTGTGGACGGCGCCATGGCCAAGGGGGTGCAGCCATGACCCTGAACGCAATTGCTTTGTGGCTGGGGTACGGCGTGATGCTGGTCGGTGGCGCCCTGTTGGTGGCGGCGATGCTTCTGGTGATCAGCCTGGTTCTGTCCGCGAAGGTCAACCTGATCGGGAAGTACCTGCGATTTCACTGGGACCTGAAGACACTGCGCAAGACGATGCGCCAGCTTGAGGCGGAAGTGAAGGTGAGCAGGTCGACGGGGGTGAAGTCATGACCGACAAAATCAGCGTCAACTGCCAGGCCAAGCTCTCCGAGGCCATCACCCGTCTTAGTGCCATGTTCCGCGACAAGAAGTTCGTCGTGGTATCCCTGCGCCCGGGCAAGGACCGCACGCTAGACCAGAACCGGCTGTGGTTCGCGATGTACAAGCGCATCGCGGAAATGACCCAGATCGGCGATGAGGCTGAAGCCCGTCGCTACTGCAAGCTGCACATCGGCGTGCAGATCCTGCTGAACGAGGATGCCGGGTTTCAGGCTGAGTGGTACCGGGTCATGCGGCACCTCCCGTACGAAACCAAGCTCGACATGATGGGCGAGTGCCATTTGTTCGGCCCGGACGGTTTCCCGGTGACCAGTCTGTTTAATCGTTCCCAGGGCATTGCCTACACCGATCGCATTGTCGCGCGCTTCGCACCGCAGGGCGTGTACTTCGATGATTTGCTGAGCCAGGAGGCCGCATGACGATTGAACGGAAGCAGCCAAAACCGAAGAAATGCCGAGTCGCTACTTGCAGGGCCTCATTCGTCCCGTCGCGGATTGGGCAGGCGGTTTGCAGCCCGGCCTGCGCGGCCATTGATGCACCGCGCCACATGGAGAAAGCCCGCAAGGCAATCGCCCAGCGCGACCGCCGCGAGATCCAGGTGCGAAAGGAGAAGCTGAAGAGCAGGGCGGATCACCTGCGAGAAGCACAGGCCGCCGTGAACGAGTACGTCCGCCTGCGTGACGCACACCTGCCGTGCATCAGCTGCGACTCGATGCCGAACGACAACGGCCTCATGACGGGCAGCCGCTGGGACGCCGGCCACTACCGATCCGTCGGTGCTTGTCCGGAGCTGCGATTCGAACCGCTGAACATCCACCGTCAGTGCGTGAAATGCAACCGCAACCTGTCCGGTAACGCGGTCGAGTACCGCATCCGGTTGGTGCAGCGCATCGGCGCCGAAACCGTTGCTTGGCTGGAAGGGCCTCATGAGCCCCGCAAGTACACCGTCGAAGAAATCAAAACCATCAAGACCGAATACCGGGCCAAGACCCGAGAACTGAAGAAGGGGCAGGCAGCATGAAATTGATCAACGCACGTCAAGCGTGGACAGACGCACAGCATGAGTCGAACGCCTCAATCAGTGCGGCAGCGGCTGACCGGGCAAAATCCGCAACTGTCGTCCGGAAGGAAAAGGCCGCGCTTCGAGAGATCATCTTCGCCGCCCAGGGCGACGACAAAGAAGAGCGCATCAAGGCCGTGCGACAGAAGATCCACATCGCCGAGACGCGCCGCACGCCGATTGGTCGGTCGACACATCGAGCTGCCCACCTGGTGACCATGGGGAAGGTCCAGAAGGCGATCGAGTCGTTGCCGTTCCAGGTGCAGCAGCTGGGGCACTATCTCTACCACCCGTGCATGACGGTCGTTCACATGCTCAACGCCGAGAAGCTGATCTGGTCGGATACCGACTTTAGTGCGCTGACGGATGCCAAGGCGGCGAAGGTGCATTGCCTGATTACCTGCGCCCTGCAGTCCTACAAGGCCGAGGCGAACGGCGGTGACGCGTGGGGCCCTGCACGAGTGTCTGACGCCATGATGAAGCTGTACGGGATCGCTATCCAGCCCAAGCACTGGGATCGCGATTGGCTCGACATCTGGAATTTCCTGCGAAATGCTATTGAGGAAGTGGATATTCAGGCTCAGCAACCGGTGTGGCAGGTTATTCACGCAGAAAATTCAGAGGATGCGGCATAAAAGTGTTGTCATGGTGGGGGATTTGATGTACTTTTCCCACACTGCGCAACTTACCTCCAGCGCACGACCACTTCAGAGCCTCGCCAACGTGCGGGGCTTTTTGTTTATGCGCTGCCGGGTTTCGGTCGCCGCGTACCTATTCAGGGCCTCTGCATTCGCAGGGGTCTTTTTCGTTTTCGGCTCCCCACACCCATTGCCCCGAGCTGGGAGTGCAGCGGACGCCGGATTTATCAATCTCCCCAAGGGGGAGGCAACCCGGATGCCAAACATGCCCGACAAGCCAGACACATGGGCCAAGATCTGGCTGGCGTTGAGCAATCCGCTCTGGCAGGGCGTGATCATGTCCATCACCGTATCGTTGCTTCGAGTCATGTACGACGCGAAGGAAACCAGTAAGCGCCGTATCGTATTCGAGGCGCTGATCTGCGGATCGCTGAGCTTGGTCGCGTCCAGCATTATCGAGTGGATGGCCTGGCCTTCCAGTCTGTCGGTTGCTGCGGGAGGGACTATTGGGTTCCTTGGCGTGACAGCCATTCGCGAGCTGGTGACCCGCTTCCTCGGTCGCAAGGCGGATGCCCCATGAAGGCCTTCGCTGCTGCAATCATAATCGCCCTGGTCGGTCTGCTCCTCATAGGGATCCAGCAGTCGCGCGTCGTCGCTCTTCGCGGGGAGGTGGCATTCGAAGCCAGCGAGAAGAAGAAGGCGGTCGACGCCAACCTCGAAAGCCAGGCCACAATCACCACTCTGCGCGCCGAAGCCCAGCGCAACGCCGATTACCAGAAAGACCTGAACAAGCGATTACAGGTCAGCCAGGCCAAAGCCAGAAAGGCGGAGAAGAACTTTGAAGAACTCAAACGCAACAGCAAGCCTGTTCGTGATTGGGCTGCTCAGCCTCTGCCTGACGGCCTGCGCGGGAAAGCCGGCGGTGGTAACAAAGACAGCGGCGGTAAGAGTCGAGCCCCCTGAGCTGGTGCCGTGTGAGCGGGTGGCTGATGAAGACCTTGCCGACAACGGCCAGTTGTGGGAACTGAAGAACCAAGCCATCAACCTGCTCGACACCTGTGCAGACCAGGTGGACGCGCAGATCAAGCGCAGTCAGAGCAAGTAGGTCGCGACACGTTTCGCGAGAGTGCAAATTGTGTCGCGACACGCGACGAGGAGAGCAGAATGGATAACCAGCACAAGAAGATCACCGGCTACAGAGACCTGACCCAGTCTGAAATCGACGGCATGAACTCCATCAAGTCGCTTGAGGCTGACGCCGGTGAGCTGTTCAAGCAGATCGGCCAGATTGAAGGCGTTGACCCACGACTGCTGGCGTTGGCAAAGACCAATCTCCAGCAGGGCTTCATGTGGTTCGTTCGCTCGATCGCCAAGCCTGCTGATCCATTTAGCTGATGAGCAACGTTACGCGACTGCGTCATGCGCTTCCATTGAGCGCCGACATCAACAAGGCGCTGACCGAGCTGGATAGCGCGATCGCCAAGGCCATCGACGCGGCCAAGGCTGCCGGACTTCCACAGGGTCTGATCGTCGCCGAGCTGCACGGACACGCCCACGCACAGACTCACAACATGGTGAAGGCATGACCGCCAAGCTGATTGACTTCAAGCGAGAGGGATGGCGAGACGCTGCGAAGACACTGCGCAAGATCGCCGATGACCTTGATGGCGGTGTTCATCCTGAATGCACCGTAGGCGCCTTGACCCTGATTGGCCCGAAAGGGCAGGTGACTGTGTTCGGGCTTGGCCCCAAGTGCGACGACCTCCAATGCTTGGGTGCGGTGCGCCTGGGTGAGCAGAAGCTGATTGATGTGCTGCTGGACGGCGGGGAAGGGTAAGTGTGCCGCAGGTGAGTGCGGCACTAAGGCTTACTATTTGAGTGCCGCTTCGATCTTGTCCGCATAGGCGCTGAGGTTTTCCAGTTCGCCCTCTAAGCCGCCGCTTTTCGCCACGCTAGCAAGTATCAACTCCAGCGCGCTGGCCACCGCCGCTGCACGACGAATAGATTCGCGATCTGTGCCCGAGACGTTCGTGTTTGCGATTAACTTAAATGTTTCAGACATATCTACTTCCTTGCATTGAGTGAACTTAACCAATACCGGCATCAGGCCATCATTTCAAGTGCCAGAGTAAATTTATGACAACCATGCAACCCGACTGGGAGGCGATCGAGCGAGCCTACCGGGCTGGGTCGCTTTCAGTTCGAGCAATCGCCGAAGAGAGCAACATCTCTCACGTAGCGATTGCCAAGCGAGCGAAGAAGGAAGGTTGGGTGCGCGACCTGACGGATAAGGTCAGAGCCGCAGCCAAACGAAAGGTTACCAACGCGGTTACCACTGAAAGTTACCAAGACCCACTGGTAACCGAAGAACAGATCATTGAGGAGGCTTCCGACAAGGTTGCCTCTGTAGTTCTCGCGCATCGGGTTGATCTGGCTCAGTGGCGAGGCATTGCGAACAAGCTCAGCGCCGCGCTTCAGGCCATGACGGTCAACGAAGACAACATCGGCGACTTCTCCCGATCGCTCAACGCAGGCGTCGATGCCCAGCTCAAGGTCATCAAGGGCGAGCGCCAGGCCTACAATCTCGACACGGAAGAGGGTGACAAGACAGTCGATACCCTGGCCGCGATGATGGACGAACTATCGAAGGACGCCTGACATGAAGCCCGAGCACATGAAGCTGCTCCGGGATAAGCGTTGGCGGTTGAACAATCTCTACTTCATCACTGACAAGCAGGGGAAGAAAACCCGCTTCAGGATGACCGACGAGCAGATTGAATACTTCGACGGGATGCATACCCGCAACATCATCCTGAAGGCTCGGCAGCTCGGCTTCACAACCGAGTGCTGCATCATCCAGCTGGACGCGGCTCTATTCGAGTCGGCGAAGTGCGCGCTGATCGCCCACACCCTGAACGACGCCAAGCGCCTGTTCCGGGAGAAGGTGAAGTACGCCTACGACAACCTGCCGAAAGAGATCCGCGCCGCCAACCCGGCGAGCAACGATGCCGCCGGCGAACTGGTGTTCAGCAAGGGCGGCTCGCTCTACGTCAGCACCTCGTTCCGGGGCGGCACGCTGCGTTACCTGCACGTATCCGAGTTCGGGAAGATCTGCGCCAAGTTTCCCCACAAGGCCAGAGAGATCGTCACCGGCGCCTTCGAGGCTGTCGCCACCGATTGCTTCGTCACGATTGAATCGACGGCGGAAGGGCGGGCGGGCTACTTCTTCGACTACTCGCAGAGCGCAGAGAAGCAACTCCTATCCGGCACGCCGCTCGGCAAGCTGGACTGGAAGTTCTTCTTCTTCAGCTGGTGGAAGAACAAGGCCTATTGGCTCGATCCGTCCGAAGCGATCATTCCGCAGCGCCTGACCGACTACTTCAACGAACTGTTCGCCAAGCATGGTATCGACACCAACCCCGGTCAGCGCGCCTGGTACGCCGCCAAGGAGAAGACCCTCGGCGACGACATGAAGCGGGAATACCCGTCGATCCCGGCTGAAGCCTTCCAGCAGTCGATCGAGGGCGCCTACTACGCCCAGCAATTCACCAAGCTTTACGCCGCTCAGCGCATCGGCACGCTGCCAGACAACAGCCACTTGCCGGTGATGACCTTCTGGGACATCGGCGTCGGCGACTCCACGGCCATCTGGTTCGTGCGTCAGGTCGGCAACGAGTACCACGTCATCAACTTCTACCAGAACAGCGGGGAAGGCCTGCGGCACTACATGAAGGTGCTCAAGGACAAGGGCTACACCTACTCCGAGCACTGGGGGCCGCACGACATCGACAACCGCGAGTTCGGCAGCGATGCCAAGACACGCCGGGAAATGGCGCGCGAAGGCTACGAGATCGACGGCCAGCACTACCGCATGACGTTCCAGGTCGTGCCGAAAATCGGCGTAGACGACGGTATCGATCAGGCGCGCGAGATTCTCGCTCACTGTGCCTTTGACGAGGCGAAGTGCGAAGAGGGCATCACCGCGCTGGAGAACTACCGCAAAGAGTGGGACGACAAGAAGGGCTGCTGGAAAGACAAGCCTCTTCATGACTGGGCGTCTCACCCGTCCGATGCATTCCGGTACTTCGCTGTCGCCAAGAGCGCAAGGAAGCCGGTCAAATCAATCAAAATGGGATTCGCACGCTAATGGCAGACGTCACCTATACCCGCCCGGAATACGACGCGGCACAGTCCCGTTGGCGGCTGGTGCGCGACGTGTGCAAGGGGTCCGAGACTGTCAAGGCTCGCGGCGATGTGTATCTGCCGAAGCCCAACCATCACGACACCAGCCGGGAAAACATCGAACGGTACAAGTCCTACAAGCAGCGGGCAGTGTTTTACAACGCTACGGGGCGTACGAAACACAGCTTGGTCGGCGCGGTGTTCCGCACTTGGCCAACCCTCACTGTCCCTGGCGCACTCGATTACGTGTCTACGGATATCGACGGGCAGGGCGTAAGCGTTTACCAGCAGTCTCAATCGGTCATTGGGCACCTGCTCGAAGTTGGCCGACACGGATTGCTGGTGGATTACGCCGCGGTGCAGGCGGGCACGGTGAGCAAAGCGGACGAGCAGGCCGGACGCGCTCGAGCGAGTGTTGCGAGCTACCCCGCTGAGTCGATCAGGAATTGGAAGACCCGCAAAGTTGGCGGGCAGCACCTGCTGAGCTTGGTCGTGCTGCAGGAATCCGTGGATGTCGACACCGATGATGGCTTCGGTAGCGAAAAGGTTACTCAATACCGAGTGCTGCGCTTGGACGACACGGGCGTGTACACCCAGGAGGTGTGGGAAGAAGGGGCAAGCCAGACGGCGATGATCATCCCGCCGTTCACGCCGCTGAATGGCGCAGGGCAACCTTGGCGGATCATCCCGTTCCACTTCCTTGGCAGCGAAAACAACGACACCAGCATCGACGACGCGCCGCTGTACGACATGGCGGTGCTAAACATCGGTCACTACTGCAACAGCGCGGACTATGAGGACTCTGTCTGGTTCTCTGGCCAGCCGCAGTTCTGGATCTCTGGGCTGGACGAAGCATGGCGCGACCATCTGGAAGACAACGGTATTTACGTCGGCTCCAGGGCACCGCTGACGCTTCCTGCCAATGGATCGTGCGGATTCGCTCAGCCCGAGCCGAATACCCTCGTGAAGGAAGCGATGGATGCCAAGAAACAAGACATGGTGTCGCTCGGCGCCCGACTGATCGAGCGCGGCAGTGCAGTGAAGACAGCCACCCAGGCTGACAACGACAGCGCCGCCGAGCACAGCGTTCTCTCCTTGGTGGTGAGCAACGTCAGCGAGGCCTACAGCCAATGCCTGGCGTGGATGGCCGAGTTCGTCAACGCGCCGGGCGAAGCGATCTACAAACTCAATCAGGACTTCAGCCAGATAACCCTGGATGCGACGATTCTGGCGGCATTGTTCAACGCAGTGCAGGGCGGCAAGCTGCCGGAGGGCGACTTCTGGCAGTACCTGCGCGATCGAGGCGTGATCAACCCGGAGAAAACGGACGATGAAATCCGGGGAGAGCTGGAAGCGCAAAGCACTGGCCCTGACCTGGATGACGACGAGGCAAACGTAAATGGCGGCAAACCAAGCAATCCTTGATGCCACGATCCGGCACGCCGTCTTCCTTGAGCAGCTGAAGTCGGGGGAGGTGGCGAAGTTCGCACCCTTCCTGAAGGAGATCGACCGTTCGATCCGCGAGCGGCTGACCCGGGCCGATCTGACGGATTACACCGTTGTGCGTTTGGAGCGACTCCTCAGCGAAGTCGATAGTCTGCTGCTGGGCATCTTCGACCGGTACAGCGAGAAGCTGAACCTCGACCTGGTGGATATCGCCAACTACGAGGCTGAGTTTGAAGCGACCAGCCTGACCCGAGCGGCGCCGGTAGGCGTGTCGTTCGACGCGGCGGTGCCTGGTGCCGCTGCGATTCGTGCGGCAATCCTCGCCAACCCGCTCAGTGTGCGCGGCGCGGATGGCGGCAAACTGCTCAAGTCGTTCATTGATGGCTTCACCAGTACAGAGCGGCAACGCCTCACTGGCGCGATCCGGCAGGGCTTCTTCGAAGGCCAAACCAACTTCCAGATCATCAAGAACATCCGCGGTACCAAGGCGCTCAAATACAACGACGGCATCCTGGCCACGACCAATCGCAACGCTGGCGCCATCGTGCGGACGGCGGTGCAGCACGTCGCCACCCAGGCGCGTATGGAGACGCTGAAAGCGAACTCCGATGTCGTGCCGTCGGTGGAGTGGGTCAGCACGCTGGATTCGAAGACGACCAGCCAGTGCCGGACGCTCGATAAGCGTCGGTTCAAGCTGACCGAGGGGCCGAGGCCACCGATTCACATCAACTGCCGCTCGACGGTGGTGGCGGTGACTCGCTTCAGTGATCTGTTCGCTAAGGATGCCACTCGCGCATCCATCGGCGACGGCGGTGCCCAACAGGTAAGAGCAGGCCTCAGCTACTACGACTGGCTCAGGCAGCAGCCAGCAGCGTTCCAAGACAAAGCCATCGGCCCGATGCGGGCGAAGTTGTTCCGCGAAGGTGGGTTGAGTGTCGAGCGCTTTGCAGAACTGCAGCTTGATCGTAACTTTTCACCTCTGACCCTCGTGCAGATGAAGGCTCTTGAGCCTCTGGCGTTCGAAAGGGCGGGTATTGCTTAACTCGCCACGACTAATTCAGTATGGCTACCCCATATCATTGCGGTCCAAAGTCGATGACAGAGCTGGTTAGTGCGAACACTGAGGAGTTACGGAAACAGGTTGATAGCTTTCAAGTAAACCAGTGGCGAAAACACAAAAGCGCGGCTTATCTATCCATCGCATTTACCGTGCTTGGGGTTTTGCTAGGGGCAGCGGTGACTGCTGCCGGGTTCTTTGATTACTCGAAGGTTGCTGGAGTACTGGGCATCGCCATGACGGTATTGATCGGCCTTAATGACGCATTCAATTTTTCTGAAAAAGCGAATTTCTATGCTGGAATACACGCAGAGGGAAAAGCGCTTCGTGACCGACTCCGTTACCTGGTTACGAGCGAGCAAGAGTTCAAAGATGCCTTCAATGAATATCAAGGGTTAAGACTGAAATCTGCTCAACAGGCTCCCAAAGGGAAAGGCATTGCTGTAGCTAGCAAGGGGGGAGAAGCCTGAGCTAATGCAGCGTAGTCACCTTTAACTTAAAGTTTTCGCAGTAACTCAACCCTGGCATCCGTCAGGGTTTTTTTTGCACACGATTTACACCGGCCTCGTCAATGACGGGGCTTTTTCATATCCGCGGGCTGGGCCTGCAAATCGTCTCTGGGAGACACACAATGCTGAAATTCCAACTGGATACCCTGGAAGGGGTAGATGAAGCCGTGCGCGCTCTTTACACCGAGAAGGACGGCAAGTTCGTACTCGGCATTGAAGGTCTGCCGCAGCAAGAAGATGTATCCGGGCTGAAGGCCAAAGTTGATGAGCTGCTCGGCGAGAAAAAGCTGGCCGAGAAGAAGGCGCGTGAAGCTGAAGAAGCCGCTCGCCTGGAGCGCGAAGAAGCCGCTCGCAAGTCCGGCAACGTCGAAGAGCTCGAACGCTCCTGGACTGAAAAATTTACCCGCCGCGAAGCTGAGCTGAACGGCATGTTGGAACAGGAGCGTGGAACGCTGAGCGGGCAGATCCGGGATCTGACTGTTGGCCGTACCGCTACTGATATCGCATCTGCCCTGGCTGTTCAAGGCAGCGCAAAAGCCCTGTTGCCGCATATCGAACGCCGTCTGAGCGTCGAGCAACGCGACGGGAAGCCTGTTGTCGTCGTCCTCGACGCTCAGGGCAAGCTCTCGGCGGCAACGCTGGATGAACTGAAAGCAGAAATCGCGAATGACGCGGCGTTCGCGCCGTTGATCGCGGGTAGCAAGGCATCTGGCGGCGGGGCCGGCGGTGCAGGTGGTGGGGGCGGGGCCCCGAAAGGAAAAATCGGCGGTACCAAAGAGGAACGCACGGCTGCAATCGCAAGCTGGTTCCCAGATCTCCCTCAATCGTAAGGAAATAACTCATGTCCCTGTCGCAAATGCAGGTTTTCAACGAATACATCATGCCGGCGACTCTCGAGACGCTGGATCAATATCTCGCCGCGTTCAACGCTGCGAGCCGGGGCGCTATTGTGCTGTCCCCGGACGGCTTCACTGGCGATTTCCTCCAAGAGTCGTTCTTCCAAACACTGGCTGCCGCCCAGCGCCGCGTTGACCGCTACAGCGCCAACGCCGCTGTTGCTGCCACCGACCTGACCGAGCTGAAGAACACTTCGGTAAAAGTCGCCGGTGGCTTCGGCCCGATCCGCTATGAGCCCTCGCAGATGACCTGGCTGGAGCGCCCAACCGCGCAAGGTATCGAAGTCGCGAGCCGCGCGTTCGCTGAAATCCTCCTCAAGGATCAACTGAACACCGCGATCGCCGCTCTGGTTGCAGCGATCACCGCCCAAGCCGCCGCAGTCAACGATGTGTCGGCGACCGCAGGCATCACCTACGCCGGTCTGAACAACGCCCACGCGAAGTTCGGCGACGCCAGCCAGAACCTGGTAACCCAGGTGATGCAAGGCACCACCTACCACAAGCTGGTCGGCCAGAACCTGGCGAACCAGCAGCAGCTGTTCCAGGCAGGCAACGTTCGCGTGGTGGACATCCTCGGCAAGATCTCCGTTGTAACGGATGCCCCTGCGCTGATGCAGGCCGGCACCCCGAACAAGGAAATCATCCTGTCCCTGGTGCAAGGCGCTGCGCTGGTCCACGACGGTCGCGACATCATCAGCAACGTCCAGACCACCAACGGTAAGGAGCGTATCGAAACCACTCTGCAGACCGACTACACCTTCGGCCTGGGTCTGAAGGGTTACACCTGGGACACCACCACCGGCGGCAAGTCGCCAACCGACGCTGAACTGGCGACCGGTACCAACTGGGACAAGACCGCTACCAGCATCAAGCACACCGCCGGTGTCGCTCTGATCGGTGACGCCTCTAAGTAACCCCGTGATGTCCAAGCCGGGACGTGTGCCCGGCTTGGCGGAGATGCAATCATGAGTAACAAAATCTGGTATCTACCCGGACCGTTTCACCAGTACCGGGAAGACGTAAAGGCGCTGGCGAAGGAACACGGGCTGCGCATCATCGACGCGAACATCACCGAAAGTCGCGATGGAGAGGCCGATGATGTGCCGGAGGTGACGGTGCGGAAGGTTGAACCGGCGCCGGTGCTGCTGATCGCAGATAGTGGCGATCACACCGCGCTGCAGGAGCTGATCGACGAGTTGAATGCCGAGCGCGATGGCATCGTGCTGTTGATCGAAGCCGCAGAAGGACTGACCGAACTGGAACACCCGGGCGCCGGCGAATTGCCGATCCGCTTGTTCGGTGCGCTGAAATCCATTCACGAAGGTTTCGAAACCCTCACGGGTGAACGCGACAACTTGGCGGGCGAGGTTGAATCGCTACGTGGCGAAGTTGCACGGCTCAAGGCAGCAGCGGAGCCCGTCGACAATGCTGAGAAGATCGCTAGCCTCAAAGCGCAACTCGACGCCGCCAATGTGACGTATCGGGCGAATGCTTCGGTAGAATCGCTGGAAAAGGCAGTTGCTGATCTACACCAGGCGTAACCATCCGGGCGCTTACAACGCGGCGCCCGATCCAGCACACCATAGCGAGCTGATTCATGACTCTCATCATCGAGGACGGTACCGGCAAACCTAACGCCGAGAGCTACGCGTCCGCAGAAGATCTGGCCATGTACGCCGTGAAATTCGGCGTGACCATCCCGGCAGAAGTGCCAGCACAGGAAGCGCTGCTGCGCCGGTCCGCGCTGGCAATGGATGGCATGACGTGGAAAGGGCGAAAGTCCAACAGCGAACAGGCCCTGTCCTGGCCGCGCCGCGACGTCGAACTGGATTACGAGATCAAGCCCGACAACTACCTGCCGGCGCGGATCCAGTACGGCCAGATGGCGCTGGCTGCCGAGATCCACACTGACGACGTCGACCCGATCGAGAAGCGCAAAGGCGCAGTAACGCTGGAGCGTGTTGAAGGCGCGGTAACTCGCGAATACGCGACCATTCCGAACACGAGCGGCCGACTGATGCCCGCGGCGCCGGACCGGCCGAGCGCAACGCAGTTTGCTGACTACTTACAAAGGCGCGGACTGTTTGCTGTGCGCGCGTAGTGGTAGCGTTAGGGCTCAATCACAGGAGCTCTACCATGGCTGATAAATACACCGACGAAGAACAGCAAGCGTGGGACCTTTACTTTTCCGCAGCGCTACCTCTTGCAAAAGCCGAGGGCGAAGCTACGGGTAGCAAGGTTGATGGATCTTGGACCGAGGTGCTTAAGCAGGCTGCGGGCATTGCTGACAACATGGTTGAGGAGCGCAGGAAACGGAAGCCATTGCCTGAGTACCACATCGGTATGTTCAACGATTAATTTCAAATCTGGAGCCACCATGGCCTTCTACGACGAAATGGCCGTGATGGCTCTGGAAATGATCACAGAGTTCGGCCAGCCCGTGACCATCAGCAAGACTGAGCCCGGCGAGTACGACCCGGAGACGGGCGGCGAGGCGCCGGGCGCCACCATTGAAAAGACCGCCCAAGGCATCCTGCTCGACTTCACGGGTCAGGAGTTCCAGAACAACAGCCTCATCAAGCAGGGCGACAAGAAGCTGAAGATTGCCGCGCAGGGGCTGGAGTGGGTTCCGGATCTGCTGAACAAGGTGATCATTCAGGGGCGCACCTGGGCAATTGTGCCGCCGTTGAAAGAGGTGAATCCCGCCGGCACGGCGATTCTTTATGAGCTGCAGGTGCGGTCGTGAGTCGCGCGGGTGCCGGCCAATCCGGCAGCTTCGCCTTGAGCCTGGCCGAGTTTGCAGCTCAGACCAGCGAAGCGATCGATGCCAGTGTGCGCGAGATCATTATCGAGGTCGGTAGCAGCCTGATCCGCATGTCTCCCGTGGGCAATCCGGAGATCTGGGCGCAGAACGCAGTGGCCTCCGAGTACAACAGGGCTGTCGACGAACACAACACTGCGCTGCGCAGCGACCCGGCCAACTTGACCAAGGGTGGCAGGCTCAAGAAAGGCCGCAAGCTCAACGATGGCATGGACATCGTCGCACCGGAAGGCTACGTCGGCGGCCGGTTCCGAGCGAACTGGCACATCTCTCTCGGCGTGGTCGAAAGCGTCACCTTCGACGAGGTAGACCCGAGCGGTGCTGAAACCACGGCGGCATTGGTCGCGGCAATGAGCGACTTCACCGCCGGCCAGATGGCTTACATCATTAACAATTTGCCCTATGCGATTCCGCTGGAGTTCGGCCATTCGACCCAGGCCCCCGGCGGAATGGTTCGGGTGACCGTGGCTCGCTTCCAGCAAATCGTGTTGGAGGCCATCAGGAACAACCAGGTATGAGTCACGCCATCATCGCCTCGATCTACGAGGCAAAGCTGATCGCCTGGAACAATGCCAGGTTGGAAAAGCTAAAAGTCGTTTTTGAGAACATGGCTTACACCCCGGCGGCAGGCGAGACCTATCTGCGTGCGTTCACCATCCCGGGCGACACGGCCAGCAACACGCTCGACGGAGAGCACCGGCTGTATACCGGCGTGTTTCAGGTGAGCATTATTTCTCCGGCTGGCACCGGTAAGGCAAAAACCAACCCCATCGCCGCCGAGATAATCGCGTTATTCCCGCTTTATGTGCGCGACGTGAAGAACGGTTTCGTAGTTACGCCGATGACGCCTGTAGATGTCGGCCCAGGCATAACTGGCGATTCAACTTACACCGTCCCGCTGTCGTTCTCATACCGATCCGACACCACGCCATAACCCGCCCGTTGGGCAAATCCTGAACCCGCCTCTGAGCGGGTTTTGTCATTTCTGCAAAGAGGAAAACCCATGTCTGTTTACTTCCCCAACGGGGCGACGCTTTCGATTTCCAGCGGATTCGCCGCCGCCAAGCTGATTTCGGCAATCAGCAACGCCAACCCAGGTGTTGCCACCAGCGCCGCAAACGGCTTTGCCAATGGCGACATCCTTCTGATCACCTCGGGCTGGGAGGACATCAACGAGCGCGCCGTGCGTGTAGCCAACGCGGCGGCGGGCGCATTCACACTGGAAGGCATCGACACGTCCAACGTGGCTTTCTTTCCCGATGGAATCAGCGGCGGTACCGCCAAGAAAGTGACCGGCTGGGTAGCCGTCAACCAGGTGATCGGCAACTCCATGTCCGGCGGCGAGCAGCAATACTGGACTTACGCGCCGCTCGAAGCGCGCCGTGACAAGCAGATCCCGACCACCAAAAATGCGCAGGCGTTCGCTTTCCAGCTGGCTGACGATGACAGCCTGGCCTGGTATGAAGAACTGGATAAAGCCGATCGAGAGAAGGAAGTGCGCATCTTGCGTATGTCGCTGCCCAACGGCAAAACGATCTATTACGCCGGTTATGCATCCTTCAACAAAACTCCGACGCTGGTGCGCAACGAAGGTGCGGCCGTTTCCTTTGGCTTCACCATCAACGCTGAAATCACCGCGTATCGCGCGCCGGTTGCTGCTGGCGGCGGGGCTTAATCATGGCGAAGTTCAAAATTGCGCAAGCGCCAACTTTCCCCGGTGCAGTGATGGTCCCGGTAGTTGGCCAGGATCCGGTGAAAGTGGAATTCATTTTCAAGTATCGGGACCGGATCGAGCTGGCGGCGCTGTTTGATGGCTGGAACCTACGGCACAAGGAAGCTCTTGAGCAGTTCGGCGACAAGCCTACGATGTCTCAAATCGTTGCGGTCGATACCGAAAACCAAGTTCAGCAGATCAAGGATCTGGTTGTTAGCTGGGAGTTCGACGACAAGTTCGACGATGAGGGCATCAAGGCGCTGGTGACCTCATGCCACGGAGCAACCGAGGCCGTGGTGGATGCTTATCAGGCTGCCTACGCCAAGGCCCGTACGGGAAACTGATTCGCGCCGCCCGCGCCATGTATGAGCCTCCTCCGAATGCGGAGCAACTTGCCGCATTCGGGTTGGACGCTGAGGACATCGAAGAGGAATTCGAAGTTTGGCCGTGCCTTTGGCCTGCTTTCCTTCTGTTCAACAGGATGTCCACTCAGTGGCGTGTCGGCGCCGGCGGCGCAATTGGTCTCGACTACAGCAGCATCCGCGACGTGGCCGGTTTCCTCGGCATCAAGAAAAAGAAACTCGCTGAAATCTTCCCAGACCTTCAGGTGCTGGAAGGCGAAGCCCTGCGCGTCATGGCAGAGGAAAGGGAAAACAGCCCGTAAACGCGGGCATCTATTCAAGGTGAGTCGATGAACATTGCAGAACTCGGCGTCAAGATCGACTCTGCCGACGCTATTCAGGCCAAAACCAGCCTAGATGAAATGGCTAAGGCCGGCGGCCGGGCCGAGCAGTCCGCCGTTTCGTTGATGAACGAAATGCAGGCGCTGGAGAAATCGCTCTCTACCAACGCCAAGACCACGCAGGATCTCGCAAAACAGCGGGAAGCATTGGCGAAGCTGACCAAGACCGGCGCCTATGGCGAGGCTGAGGCCGCCAAGATTTCTGCGCAGCTCGACAAGCAGCAGGTGGCGCTAGCCAAGTCGACGATGGATGAGCAGAAGGCACTGAATAGCCTGCTGGGCGCCATTGACCCGGCCCGCGCTGCACTGGCGAAGCTGGATACTCAGGTCGAGCAACTGGGCAAACACTTGGATGCCGGCCGGATCAGCCAGGGCGAGTACAACACCGCCCTGGGCAAGATCGACAAGGACTACGACAAGCTCAACAAAACTGCGACCGGCTTCGAAAAGCTGCGGCTCGGCTCGCGCCAGGCGCAGGAAAACGTGGTGCAGCTGGGGAATGCGCTGTCGTCGGGCGACTGGGGAAGCGGCGTTCGTGCTGTTGCTCAGTTGGGCGCCGGGGCGGGTGAGGGCGCGGCGGGCCTGCTGGCGATTCTCGGCCCGCTGGCGCTGGCCACTGCCGCGGTGGGTGGATTGGCATACGCTTTCTACAAGGGGAGCGAGGAGCAAGACAGCTACAACAAATCGCTGATCCTGACCGGCAATTACGCCGGTGTGAGTGCTGGACAGCTCGGCGATATGGCGCATCAGGTGAGCGCGACTGTCGGCACAACTGGGCAAGCCGCTGAGGTTCTAGCGCTGCTGGCCGGTAATGGAAAGATTGCTGGCGAGAGCTTTACGGGCATCACTCAAGCCGCGGTGTCGATGCAGGAAGCGACCGGCAAGGCCGTGAGCGAGACTGTCGCGGAGTTCGCCAAGCTCGCCGACGACCCGGTCAAGTCATCTGCCGCGCTGAATGAGCAGTACCACTATCTCACTGCGTCGGTTTACTCGCAGATCACGGCACTGGAGAAGCAGGGCGACCATGCCGGCGCCGTGAAGCTGGCGACCGAGTCGTTCGCTGATGCAATCAACGAGCGCACGCCGCGAATCCTCGAGAACCTGAGTTTCTGGGAGAAGGGCTACAACGCCGTTGCTCGCGCTGCTGATGGGTTGAAGAACATCGGGCGTAGCGATATCGGCGCTGATATCGAGCAGGCCCGCCGTGACTTGGCGGGCGCTCAGGCGGGTGACGTAGGCCTGTTCCAGAATAAGCAGGAGATGATCGATCTCTATCAAAATCGCCTCAACATGCTGGAGGACCAGCAGGCCGCAGAAGCCGATATCGCCAAGTGGCAGGGTGAGCAGGCGAAGGCACAAGGCGATGCCGTCTCGTCGATGGCGAAGATCGACGCTCTCACCAAGTCGGCATGGACGAACGAGCAGAAGCGCACCGAGGCGATCAAGGAGTACAAGCGTCAGCTCGAAGACATCCGCAAGGTCGCCCCGAACGATCCTCGCCTGAATCAGGCGGCGATCGACAAGAACCTGGCGAACATCAACGACCAGTTCAAGGACGCGAAAACGGCAGCCACTCAGGTCGATATGACCGGCTTCAACAATGCCAAGAACGACCTGGCAGCTATCAGCGCTGAGTACAAAAACGCTCAGAAGGAACTGGACGCAGCGCAGAAGGCTGGACTTGTTTCTCAGGCCGACTACGTCCTGAAGCGTGAAGCGCTGATCGGCAACGAGCGCGACGAAGTGACCGCAACCTACAAGGCTGAGATCGCTGCGCTGGTAGCCGCGAAAGCCAAAAAGACCACCTCTGCCGCGCAAAGCATTCAGCTGGACCAGAAAATTGCCGATGCTCGCGCCGCCATGTTCAAGGCGCAAAAGGAAGCTGACAGCCAGCTCGAAGTGCTCGCTACCAGCGAAACCGGAAGGCTGGCGAAGCAGGAGCGAGCGATTTCCTCCTACGTTCAGGCCTTGAGCCAGCAGCAGCGAGCATTGGAACTGGCAGGGCAGCGGGCGGTAGTCGGCGTTGGCCAAGGGGATCGGCAGAACGCCCTGAACGGTGAACTGAACAGCCAGCAAGATCGGTTCGCTCAGCAATCGCTCGAGCTGGAAAATCAGAAAACCGACCCGTCGCGGAATATGTCGGAGGAAGAGTTCGCTCGAAAATCGCAGGCTCTCGCGGATGCGAACAAGGCGGCTACCGACCAGATTCGCCAGAACTACGCGGATGTGGAGGCGGCGCAGGGTGATTGGACGAAGGGCGCGACATCGGCCTGGGCCAACTATTTGGATTCGGCGAGCAACATCGCCGGCCAGACGAAAACCCTGTTCGGCAACGCCTTCAGCTCCATGGAGGACGCAGTCGTCAACTTCGCTATGACCGGGAAGCTGTCGTTTGCTGACTTCACCAAGTCGATTCTGGCGGATATGGCGCGCATCGCGACGCGTCAGGCCAGTTCGGCATTGCTGAGCAGCCTCGTCGGTGCTGCCACCAGTTACTTCACCGGCGGTAGTGGCGGCAATGGGCTGGCGGCTGGGTCTGCGGGCGCGACGTCCTCCAATCTCGGCGCATCCTCGGCGGGCTATTCCAGCGCCTACTTTCCGCAGGCGCTCGGCGGTGCCTGGTCGTCGGGTGTGCAGATGTTTGCCAACGGCGGCGCCTTCACCAACAACATCGTCAGCACGCCGACAGCTTTCGGGATGGCCGGCGGCAGGGCGGGTGTAATGGGCGAGGCAGGGCCTGAGGCGATCATGCCTTTGACCAGAACTTCCAGCGGCAAACTCGGCGTTCTTGCTGCTGGTGGCGGTTCCGGGACAACGATCAGCATCAGCGCGCCGGTCACGGTGGTAACTGAGGACCGTGGGTCTGAAGGCATGCAGATCGACCAGCAAGCGCTCTCGAAAAATCTTCAATCGCAAATGCAGGCGGTAGCGGAAAAGGCCGTCGCTGATTCTTGGCGCGCTGGCGGCACCAGCTTTCGAAATGCCAATGGGAGGGCCTGATGGCCATCGAGAAATTCACCTGGCCAACCGAGCGCGGTGAGGCACCCGAAATCACCTATCGGGTGCGCACCTCTAAGTTCGGCGGCGGCTACGCGCAGAACGTTGGCGACGGTCCGAACAACAAGGAGGATTCCTATCCGATCACTTGCTCCGGTCGAAAGGCCAAGGTGCTGGAGATCATGGGGTTCCTTGATCGGCACGCCGGCGCGAAGGCGTTTCTGTGGACAACGCCGCTCGGCGAGCTCGGGCTGTTCACCTGCAAAAATCCCGCTCCTACCCCAATGGGCGGCGGGGTCTTTAAACTCACCGCCACGTTCGAGCGGGCATTCCAACCATAAGGGGCAACCATGCCGCTGATCGGTGACATCCAGGTGCTTGAGCCTGGCAGCGAAGTGCTGCTCTTTGAATTGGACGGCACGGATTACGGCGCGGATGTACTGCGCTTCCATGGGCACGCGATACCGCACACGCCAGCCGAGTTGATCGCCGCTGGCGCTGATGCTGACCAGCTGCCGGCGAAGGCGATCTACTGGCAGGGAAACGAGTACAGCGCCTGGCCGATGCAGATCGACGGCATCGAGGCGAACGGCGACGGTACAGCGGTCCGGCCGACATTGTCGGTGGGCAACGTAAACGGGCGCATCACTGCGCTCTGTCTTGCGTTCGAGGATTTGCTCGAGTTCAAACTGACGATGCGGCACACGCTCGGCAGCTACCTCGACGCTGCGAACTTCCCGGCAGGCAACCCAACCGCCGACCCAACCCAAGAGACGATCGAGGTTTGGTACATCGACCAGAAGACGAACGAGGACGGGGAGACGGTCAGTTGGGAGTTGGCGAGCCCGGGCGACGTGGGGAATGAGTCGATCGGACGCCAAGCCACGACTCTTTGCCATTGGTGTCTCACCGGTGGCTATCGCGGGCCGAACTGCGGTTACACCGGGCCGTACGTCACGAAGGACGGCGTCATCACCGATAACCCTGAACTCGACCAATGCGACGCCACGCTGGGCAAGGGTTGCATTCCACGCTTCGGCGAAGGGAATCCGCTGCCGTTCGGTGGCTTCCCGGCCGTTTCTCTGATCGCACGGAGCTGACATGCGAAAGCACATATTGAACGCGATCCAAGCGCACGCGGCGGCCGAGTACCCGAAAGAGTGCTGCGGGCTGCTGCTGGCAATTGGGCGCAAGCAGCAATACTTCCCCTGCATCAACGTCTCGATCGAGCCGAACGAAGAATTCCGAATCGACCCTGAGCAGTACGCAGCAGCCGAGGACATCGGTGAGGTGATCGGCGTGGTGCATTCTCATCCGGACGCCACCAGCAGGCCGTCACCGCGTGACCTCGCCATGTGCGAAGCGACCGCGATGCCTTGGCATATCCTGAGCTGGCCGGAAGGTGACCTGCGCACCATCGTGCCTACCGGCGAGGTGCCGCTGCTGAAACGGCCATTTGTGCACGGGGCGTGGGACTGCTGGCAGGTGTGCGCCGATTGGTACAAGCGCGAGTGGGGGCTGGAGTTCGAAGCCTTCAAGCGCGCCGACGGCTGGTGGGAGAGCAAGGACAACACCAGTCTGTACGAAGCGAACTACGAGGCAGCCGGCTTCTGCCGCGTCGACCAGCCGCAGCGCGGCGACATGATTGTGATGGAGGTGGGGCGGACAGTTTATCCGAACCATGCCGGGATCTTCCTCGGCGCCGATCCGGCTTTGCCCGGCGAGGATGCCGCGACGTTCGGCCCTGGACCGTTCCTGCTTCACCACCTGTACGGCAGGCCATCCGAGGTTGTCGTTTTCGGTGGGCCGTGGCTCGACCGGACACGTCTGATTCTCAGACACAGAAACTCACACCCGACCAAATGACGCGGCAGAGCCGAAGGAAAAATTATGAAAAACAAAGATCCGTACGAGCCGATAATCGCTTGGAGGCAAGGGCTGGAGCATCAGCCAGACCGCTCTCCGGTCGAGGTTGATGTGCACGATGGGCGCGCCGAGTATTTGCTCAGCGGCCCGTATCGAATGACCGAAAACTCAAAAATTGAGGTGGTCGACGGCAAATTGCGGTGGTCTGGTGGACGCTCTCGGCCTATTTGATGTGGTCAAACACCCGGGCAAGCTTTCCGTCCGCTCCACCGTATCCGTATTGTTCAGCTAACACCAATGCGTACGGCTTACCGGCCTTTTTCAGCTCGCCGTCTATCTCTTCAAAGGACTTTGTGCTGAGGAATGAGTAAAGATTATTATCGTCGGTCTGGAAAAACTGACCTTCGGCAAACAAAGCTGCCGTGATCCCTACCTCTTGGTTTGGTGTAATCAGTAAATACGGGAAAATTTTCTGTCCGTTACTCACATTGACCTCCAGGTCATAAGCGCGCCGAAGTGGCGCAATCCCAGTCCTTGGGCTTGCAGGCAAAGGACTGGGGAATCCGTTGCGTTAGGGCGCGAGGCTACTATGTGACGGGGCGGCGCGATATTGTGGATTTGTACAGTAAATTTGGAGTTTATTTCAGCTCGTATTCGTGCTAAAAATTGATGTCTATCTGATATCAATAGGGAGAGCTGTAATGTCAACGGACGAAGTAAAAAAGATCAAAGCGGTTTCCGTATACTTTAGTGATGATGACTACAAGAAAATGTTGGAAGCCCATGAATTCAAGCTCCCATTGGGGGAGATTAATTTATTCAAGCTCGTCGGGCTGCAATATGTGATTGGGGTTTTTAACAATACTCCTAGCTGGGTTGTGAAGGTGCGAGAGGTGTTGTTGCCTCAAGAAGAAGGTGGTTTGGTAACCGTAAGGGCTGCTGAATTGCGCTCATTATCATGGCGTAATCCCGAGGTTCCGCGTGCCTATCGTTATCATTCATTTGACAGAATGAGGCCTGAGCTTTTCGAATTTACGGAAGATGATTTTTTCAGCGCTGGTGAAATTGTTCAATTGAAGCCTGACTTGCATCGGCGCGGCTTTTTATCCTTAGATGAGGCCGCAAAACAATTGGGTGACAGTTACCGCGTAGATTCTTCACAGGTACACATTTCGATTTCCGCTAAGAAATAAGTAACTCTAAAAAAGAGCCCGGTATCTGCCGGGCTTTTTCATTTCCGTCCGCCCCAGTGATATTGTTCACCCTTTCCCACAGGAGTGACCTGCATGAAATTGATCGTAGGAGCGCTGGCGGTAGCGATGTTGGCGGGGTGTGCATCTTCCGCCATTCCGGTTAGCCAGGCTGATCCGGTGCCGCGTGATGAGCTGTACGCGTTTCAAAATAAGCCGGCCGGCGAAAGCGGCAAGGTCACCGTCGTCCGGGACTCGGGAATGGTGGGATCTGGTTGTGACATAGTCGTGTATGTCGATGGCCGGAAGGCCGCTAAAATCGGCACCGGGCAGCGCGCATCCTTTTACCTTCCGCCGGGTAATCCAAGTATCGGAGCTGGTCTTGCCGGCTCTGGGCTTTGTGGCGGGGCAGCCATCCGTACGATCTCTGCCAATGTGAAAAGCGGCAAAGAAAGCCTCTACCGAATCAGCGGGGACATGAGCGGATTTTTTATTGGCCCATACGTCGATTATCAGTAAGTAAATTTTCAATCAGCCGCCTTCGGGCGGTTTTTTTATGTCCGGAGAAAAGCATGCATTCCACCGTTGCTCATTATCAGCCAATGACTACGATCAAATTGTCAGGGTCCTTGGCGGCGAAGTTTGGCAGGGTTCACCGTCGAGTCTTGGACTCCGGCCAAGCATGGGAGGCATTCAGAGCGCTGAAGGCAACGCTTGTAGGGTTCAAGGAAGAAATTCAACGCCTCGACCGGCTGGGCATGCGCTTCGCCGTGTTTCGCAATCGGAAAAACGTCGGCGAGGCGGAATTTGGATTGGGTGGAGCAACTGATATTCGCATTGTGCCGATCATCCAGGGGAGCAAAAAAGCCGGCCTCATCCAGACGATTATTGGAGCGGTCTTGATCGTTGCAGGTACGTTCCTTTCCACCACCCCGTTCGGCGCGCCTCTGATCGGTGCAGGTATTGGCTTGGTCGCCGGCGGCGTAATTCAAATGCTCAGTCCGCAGGCCTCAGGCCTAAAGCAGAGCGCCTCCCCCGAGAACTCTCCTTCCTACGCTTTCGGCAGCGCGAAGAACACCACGGCCAGCGGCAACCCGGTACCGATCTGCATCGGCGAACGCCGGTGGGGCGGGATGATCATCTCTGCGTCAATCTTGGCTGAAGACAAAGCTTAACGGCCTAGGACCGGCCGGTGATACAGTCGCCATTTTCGGAGGGAAGACGATGCAAAGGATTATCGCGGCATTTTGTTGTGTTGTTGCTCTTGGCGGCTGTACCACATCACTCCAAGATATGCGGGCAGAGGGACCTGAGAAGACTTTCACAACCCAGAAGCCGGAGCAGCAGGTCGCAGAATGCATCCTTTATGCCTGGCAAAACCAGTCCTTGGCTGGGGTTCACTACGCGGTAAGCCTTCAGCCTCGCCCAGGTGGTGGAAAGTCTGTGGTTAACGCCGGAAACAGAGAGATGGCGGACGTTATCGGCGAAAAAGGGCAAACCGTAGTTCGGTTCTACACTAGCGGCAGCATGGGATGGATAATCGATCGCCGCGTCGCGAGCGCCAAGACCTGTCTTTAGAGTTTCTCCATCTGCCAGCAGTTTCATAAGCTCCACCGCACAGATCACCACCTAACCCGCTTCGGCGGGTTTTTTTATGCCTGGAGGAAAGCATGGGCGCAGCAGCACAGATCGATATCCACGGCGAGAAGGGCGGCAGCAGCAAGCCGAAGTCGCCGACCGAAGCCAGCGACAGCCTGCGCTCGACCAACCTGGCAAAACTGCTGATCGCCGTGGGTGAGGGCGAGTTCGACAGCGTCCCGACCGATTACGACATCTACCTGGACAACACGCCGATCCGCGATGCCAGCGGCAACTACAACTTCCCGAACGTGAAGTGGGACTGGCGCCCGGGTTCGGTGGATCAGACCTACATCCCAGGCATTCCGTCCGTCGAGAACGAGACGTCGCTGAACATTGAGCTGCGCAGCGATTCACCGTGGGTTCGGTCAATCACCAACACCCAGCTTTCCGCCGTGCGTATGCGTCTGGCGTGGCCGGCGCTGCAACGCTCCGATGACCAGGGCAATGTCGGCGGCTACCGGATCGAATACGCGATCGACGTGGCCACCGATGGCGGCGCCTATCAGCAGGTGCTCGTGGACGCCGTCGACGGCAAGACCACCACGCGCTACGAGCGCTCGCGCCGCATCGATTTGCCGGACGCCACCACTGGGTGGCAGATCCGCGTGCGCCGCCTGACGCCGAACCAGAACACCAACAAGATCGCCGACACCATGCTGGTGGCCGGTTACACCGAAGTCATTGACGCCAAGCTGCGCTACCCGAACACCGCGCTGCTCTACATCGAATTCGACGCCGAGCAGTTCACCAACATTCCAGCGGTTACCGTAAAGTGCAAGGCCCGCCGCTGGATGGTCCCGAGCAACTACGACCCGATCGCCCGCACCTACACCGGGACGTGGGATGGCTCGATGAAATCGGCCTGGACCAATAACCCAGCGTGGATCACCTACGGCATCTGCACCGAAGACCGGTTCGGCCTGGGCAAGCGTATCAAGCCGTTCATGGTCGACAAGTGGGAGCTGTACCGCATCGCCCAGTACTGCGATCAGCTGGTACCGAACGGCCTGGGCGGGCAGGAACCGCGCTTTCTCTGCGACATGAACCTGCAGGGCAAGGCTGATGCCTGGTCGCTGCTGCGTGATATCTCGGCCATTTACCGGGGCATGACGTACTGGGCGCAGGGCCAGCTGGTGATGCAGGCGGACATGCCGCGCGCGCAGGACTTCGATTATGTCTTCACCCGGTCCAACGTGATCGACGGCAAGTTCTCCTACGGCAGTGCCTCGGCGAAGACCCGTTACACCCGGGCGCTGGTCAGCTACGACAACCCGGCGAACAACTACGACACCGACGTTATCCCATTCGCCGACCTGGATCTGCAACGCCGATACGGCGACCGGCCGACTGAGCTGAGCGCCATTGGCTGCACCCGCGCCTCCGAGGCTCAGCGCCGTGGCAAGTGGGCGATCCTCAGCAACAACCAAGACCGCACCGTCTCGTTCAAGACAGGCATGGAAGGCGTGATCCCGCTGCCTGGGCATATCATCCCAGTGGCTGATTCGCTGTTGGCTGGTCGTGAGGTGGGCGGACGGATCTCGGCAGTTGCAGGGAAGGTGGTAACGCTCGATCGAGACACCCTGGCCAAGGCCGGGGATCGATTGATCATCAACCTGCCGGGCGGCCGCGCCGAAGGTCGGACCGTGCAGAGCGTCAACGGCCGATCCGTGACCGTCACAGTTGCCTACAGCGAACCGCCGGTGGCGCAGTTGCAATGGGCGCTCGACGCGGACGATCTAGCAATCCCGCTGTATCGCGTGCTGCGCACCAAGCGCACCACCGAGGGTGACTATGAAATCAGCGCGCTTCAGTTCGAGCCGAGCAAGTTTGCTTTCATCGACACTGGCGCACGTCTGGAAGAACGCCCAATCAGCGTTATCCCAATCACCGTTGTTCCGGCGCCGGCTAGCGTTACGCTGTCGTCGACTTCATCGGTGGTGCAGGGTCTGGCCGTGGCCACCATGACCATCAGCTGGCCAGCCGTAGATGGCGCGGTCGGCTACGACGTCGAATGGCGCAAGGACAGCGGCAACTGGATCAAGCTGCAACGCACTGGCATGACCAACGTGGACGTGGTCGGCATCTACGCAGGCGCCTATGTGGCTCGAGTTCGTGCGGTGAGCGCGTTCGACATCTCGTCGATCTGGCGCAACTCGATCCTGACAAACCTGAAAGGCAAGGAGGGCTTGCCACCGGCGGTCTCATTCCTGCGTACCGTCAGCAAGGTCTACGGTATCGGCCTTGAGTGGGGTTTTCCACCTGGTGCGGAAGATACTCAGCGCACCGAGATTTGGAACAGCAAGACCAACGACCTCGCCGCTGCCGTGAAGTTGGCAGACTTTGCCTACCCACAGGCAAACCACGAAATGCAGAACGTCGTCCCCGGTACCAGCCTGTTTTTCTGGGCGCGTCTGGTCGACCGAACCGGCAACGTTGGTCCGTGGTTTCCAGCGGTGAACGGGGTCAATGGGCAGGTGAGTATTGACCAGGCCGAGTACGAGCTGTACTTCCTCGGCAAGATCCAGGAGTCCGCGCTCGGCCAGAAATTGCTGGAGGAAATCGGGAAGATCTCGGGTGATGGGGAGGGCTCGGTCAACGACCGGATCGAACAGGCCAAGCAGGAACTGGAAGAGCTGATCGGTGAAATTACCGATGCCATGGTTTATGACCCGGCGAAGCCGTATGGCAAAGGTGAAGTGGTTAGGCTCGATGGTCGCCTGTTTTCGGCGATCAAGGCTGTACCGGCCGGCACGGCACCTCCGAACCCCGAGTTCTGGTATGACATGGGGACGATTGCTGAGACCACCAATGCTTTGGCCTTGCAGGTTCAGCAACACAGCACACAGATCGAAACCCTCGATGGCAAGGTCTCGGCGCAGGCATCGACGATGCAAGCGCTGCAGGCTGCCTGGCGTGAAGATGATGGAACCGGTGCAATGGCCGATGCGCTTCACGGCTGGGAAAACACAGCCAGTATCGTGACCAATGACAAGGTGAGGGCGGAGGAAAACCGAGCGTCTGCTACCAGAATCACGACGCTTGATGCGGCCGTGGAAACCAACGCTGCCAATGTCACTTCTCTGGCGACGGCTGTAGCGACCGACAAGGAGGCGACAGCCCAGAAAATCGACACCTTGACCGCCAAAACCAGCGATGCCACAGCGAAAGCCGAGACTGCCAGCACCGTTGTTGCTGGCTTGAACGGTAAGGTTTCGGCGCTGACAACGATCAAGACATCCACCACGGTGGGCGGAAGAACCGTCATGGCTGGCTTGGCCATTGGCGTAGATGGCGAGCTGCAGGAGTCGCAGATCCTCGCGTTCGCGCAGCGCTTTGCGATTCTGGATGAGGTCAGCGGGCAGATGATCGCGCCGTTCGTGGTTCAGGGCGGCCAGGTATTCATGAATACGGCAATCATCAGCCAGGCCTTCATCAAGGAGTTGGTGCTCGGCATGACGCTGCGGTCAGCAGCGCTGAACAATCAGGGCCTGCCGCTTCTGGAGATCAACATTCCGGCAGGGACGTTCACGCTACGTGGTCAGTCCGACAGCGGCTATACGCTGCTCAACAACAACGGTATCTACGTCTACGACCTCAACTACATCGAGCGCGCAGCGCTCGGGAAGATGACGTAATGGATTACTACGGCGCGAGGACGAAGGACGCCATGGGAAGGGTGACGCTGGAGTCATCGACGATGACCGTTCGATCAGTCGTGACAAAACAGGTCACCGTTCCTCCGATCACCAGCGACTTCACCAGCTTTATCAGCATGCCGGAGATCACCGCGAAGTCGTTCGTCTGCGTAACTTTGCCCAATCCGACCAATGAATTCGCGGCCTTGCCTGCCGTTTTCTGGTCGACGGGGCAGTTAAGGGTGCGGCGTGGGCCGGGGGTGGTACTCAACGTTTTCATCCTGACATACCAATAGGAGCGAGCATGGACTACGGGTTCCGGTCGCGAAACGGGTCGAACTTTTTTCAGATCGATAGCGAAAACAAGGTTTTGAACGTCGCGGCATCAGGTAACTACGCAATAGGTAAAACACCCGCTTCGCCGACAACGATCACTACTGCCGTCATCACGTATTCGTCGCCGATCACCACCGCCGAAGCGCCACATGTTTTCCTCAACCCGACGAATCACGGCATGTACCACTCGCTGATTCACTCGGGTGGCCCGGGGAACTGGACGGGGTTTGCTTTCAAGCTTCACTTGATGGCGCCGTTCAACAGCACGGACTGCAGCGGTAAGTGGCTGGTTGCGACTTTCCGCTCGACCTCGCCCCCGAATGAATATGATTTGCGGCTGCGCAACGCAGCCAATGAGCAAATCTTCGTGGGAGCGGACAACCTTCTGGTCCTGACAGGATTCCCGATCAACGAGGGCTGGTCGCTGGACAACAGGGGAGGCGAAGTGTCGGGCATCTACTGGAGTGGGTGCCAGATGCCGTGGACCGGGTCCTACGAGGATTATTTTCTCGCCTCCACTTTGCTGGGCGGGAAGATCAATAACGGCAACACAATCCTCGAGACTCCCTGCGGCTTTCATGCGGGTGTGCGCTCAACACTCAACGGTTATGTGGGGGCGATGGTCAGTTCCGAGGGTGGCACTGCCAAGAACGGCAGGACCACGTTTGCCGCCAGGCCGATGCGCGCGCTTTAAACCAACACACAGCCCGCCGATGAGCGGGTTTTTTTTCGACCAAAAAAGGACACACCATGCCTTGGCTCCGAGGGGGAACAGTCGCCGTCACCAGCGGATCAACGACTGTCGTAGGGACGAACGCCGATTTTGTGGCCAATGCTCGGGTGGGCGACGCGTTCGTCGGGCCTGATGGACTCAATTATGAGATCGGCAACATCGCCAGTCCGACCCAGCTATCGATCATCCCCGCATATAAAGGCGCTACCGTAAGCGGATCTGCGTACGCGATCATGCCGGTGCAGGGCTATCCGAAACTACTGGCCGACGCTTTCAACGGTTTGAAGAATCAGTTCGGAGGTGTGTTGGCTGTCTTGGGCGAAGACCCAACCCTTGCTGGTGTCCGCGCCTCATTGGGGCTGACAAATACGGATGGCCTGGCGGAGGGGGCGACCAACAAGTATTTCACCGATGCCCGTGTTCGCTTGGCTGCCTTGACCGGGCTTTCCATTCCCGGCACCCCGGCTGCGATTGCGGCTGCTGACACAGTCCTTACTGCGTTGGGCAAGCTGCAGTCTCAGGCAACATCGAAGGCGGCGAAGGGCGCGAACAGCGACATCACTTCTATCACTGGCCTGACCACTCCTCTCGCGCGCGAGCAGGGCGGGATAGGTGGCGCGTTCGGTTTCATCGAAGGCCTGACGCTCGTCTGGTCTTCAGGCACAAGCATCGCTATCCGCGCGGGCAGTGCATACGTCCCGTCCGTAGGAAAGGTGGTCACCTACCCCGGCGCCAATATCACTCCGAGAGGGGTGGTAGAAGTGAATTCCTTTGTGCATCTTTATCTGACGGATGCTGGAACCATTGACCAATCGCTAGACGCCCCAGTGCGCTATTACAACCAGGCCTTTCAAAAGACCGGTGATAACACTCGCAGATACATCGGTTCCATTCTGATAAATACAAATGCCCTGGGGGCTTACCAGTTTGTACACCGTCCGCTGGATGGTTCGATGATGTACACAGTGGCCAACCCGCAGGGAGCCCCCTTCCGACTGCTGAGTGCTGGAACCTCAATTGCCGCATTCACCATTCGGCCGATAGCGCCAGTCACTGCTCATACGCTGGAAGGCGCCTGGCAGAACGTTGGCACTGCTGCGGTTCAGTTCACGCCCTCGGATGCAGGAACGAACATCAACACGGGCTGGATGGTATTCGTTGGGCCAAACACGATTTTCAACGGCCGATGCCCAATCGCTAGCGATGGCACGATTACCTACAAGGGAAACGGTGGCGGGAACGCCAATTGTTATGGCCTTGGTTACTACTTTGATAGGTGAAATATGCCCTACGCGATTACTGCAACAGGCTGGCGGGCCATCAATCCCGATATGGATTTGATGGTTGGCGAGACTTACGTCGACGAGATTCCGCAGGAGCTGATTGACGCGATCGTCGCGCAAGATTTTTTGCGTGAAACATCCGCCATGCTCAACTCACGCACCCGTCTGGCAACCGCGCAAATATCCGCACTGCAAAGCCGGATCGATGCGATCAACGATGCCATCGAGGGCGATTACGCGCTTCCGGAAGAAGTCGAAGAAAAACCGGTGCGGGTATCAGCGCTCGCCGAATGGAAGAAGTACCGAGTTCTGCTCGGGCGCGTGACCGGTCTTCCGGTCTGGCCAACGCAGCCGGCATGGCCTGAACAGCCGGAGCCATACAACGAAGAGACAACTGTGGCGCGCGCCGCGCCTTCAATCTGACATCGTCACGGAATCCCGCCCGCCATCTAGCGGGTATTTTTTTGCTTGGAGAAAGCCATGCCGATCACCCAGCAGCAGCTGCTGCAGATCCTCCCGAACGCCCGCACCCAAGCGGGCGTTTTTGTTTCCGCTTTGAACACCGCCATGCAGCATTACCAGATTGTCGGTCCGAAGCGCGCCGCCGCATTCCTCGCACAAATCGGGTATGAGTCCGGCCATCTGCGTTACGTCCGCGAGATCTGGGGGCCGACCGCTGCCCAGCGCGGGTACGAGGGTCGCGATGACCTGGGCAACACCGTGCCCGGTGACGGCCGGAAGTATTGCGGGCGCGGCCTGCTCCAGATTACCGGGCGGGCGAACTACGCCAAGTGCGGCGAGGCGCTGGGCCTTGACCTGATCAATCACCCTGAGCTGCTCGAACTGCCTCAGCATGCCGCGATGTCGGCGGCGTGGTTCTGGAAACAGAAGGGCCTGAACGATTTTGCCGACCGAGACGAGTTCAACACCATCACTCGGAGGATTAACGGCGGCCTGAACGGCTTGGCGGATCGGCTGGCGCTGTGGAAGAAGGCGCGGGCGGTGCTGGCGTGACTGTGCCGTGGCGGTTGGTCGGCGTGGTGGTGCTGGTGCTTGCCGGCTTCGGCAGTGCCTGGCAGTTCCAGGACTGGCGCTACGGCCGGCAGCTCGCGGAGCAAACCAGATTGCACGGCGAAACGCTGAACCAGCTCGCAACCGCCGGCGCCGAGGCGCAGAAGGCCGAGCAGGACAAGCGTCTGGTGCTCGAGCAGAAGCTGGCGGCCAGTGAGCAAACCCATTACAGGAAATTGAGCGATGCACAACGTGACCAAGATCGCCTGCGCGATCGCCTTGCCACTGCTGATCTGCGGCTGTCAGTCCTCATCGACGCGGATTCAGCCGGTGGCTGTGACGTGCCAAAAGCCACCGGCGCCGGCGGCGTGGATCATGCAACCGTACGAGCCCGACTTGACCCGGCGCATGCTCAAAGAATTATCGCCATCACCGACACCGGCGACCGTGGACTGATCGCGCTACAGGCGTGCCAGGACTATGTGCGAAACTTGCAACATTGATGGCCCTCCGCCACGCCTTGCGAAGGCGCAGCTCCTGAACCATCATTCCTTTTTGATGATGGCATTATTTACGTGGACAAACGACTCGCAGGGCTTTCTTTTTTGATGACCCTCGCTTGGATCACGGTCGTCTTGGCAGTGATGTATTGGATGTCGCAGTGAATACAAAGGGTGAATCGTTGTGGAAGGCGTAGTGATGGGCGACAGAACGCAGCGAGAGGCCGATCGCCTGCTGGCGCAGATCGTCCGGACGGATTCGATGATCACGGCGGTAAAGGCGGGCGCACGGGCAGAAGGCTTCGTGCTTGGGCTGGAAACCGCCGGCGCCCTGCGCGCTGGCGATGCTGAAAGGCTCTATATCATTTTCGAATCTGCGCTGGTGGAGCACCTGAAAACACTCTCGCAGCATTAATTCATGCGGCTGTTTTCATCGATCGGATTAATCAATCCACTTTGTTGATTGCGGACATTTCCCACGGCGCGGTCGACCTTGAACCATTCGAACGCCTCCGATGGCTCGCCCTCATGCAGAACCATCTGCTCGGCGCGTTCTTTTGGCGTGGCCTGGTCGAGCCATTCGCGGGCAAGCTCTGGCGGCAGAACAACAGGGCGCCGGTCGTGAACATCGACCATGCCGCCGGCGCTGTCGGCGGTGATGATCACAAAGCCGTCGTGCTCGCCGGGGCCGTGCTCCTCGTTCGGGTATTGGCCGATCGCTGCGCACAGGATTGGGGATTGGTCCCGGTGCCTGATCAGGTAGGGCTGCTTCTTCGGTTCCCCTTCATCGACCCACTCGAACCAGTTGTTGATCGCGATGATTGCCCGGTGCGGCCAGATCGCGCGGAAGAACGGGCCATGGGCGACTTTCTCCACGCGGGCGTTGATTGGCGCTGCTCGGTCTTTCGCCCAATGCGGGCGCCACCCCCAGCGAACCATGTCGGCGTGCAGGAACTGGCCTTCTTGGTGGAAGAGAGCCAGTTGAGTGGTTGGCGCGGCGTTGTACCGCTCGAAGGGCTGCTCGCCGGTCGAGTTGATGAGCGCGTTCGGCATGCTCAGCGCCGCCACAAAGTCGTGAATTCCGCTGTACTGTGAAAGTCGTCCGCACATTGCCATGTCCTCGGCTGGATCTGATTCAGCGTAGACCCGCCAGGGCTGGACTCGTCACAAACCTTTTTCAGTGCAGCATTCGCAATGACCTGCGAATTCCTCCCGATCTCGAGCTTCTCTGAACAGGCGCTGGTTTTCATTGAAAAGATGGTTTCTGTTGTGCTCGACGTCGGCGAATCTTCGCTTTTCGCTCAACAAAGCCCCTTCGGCGTACTGAAGCTTTGCCCTGAGAGAGTTTCTCTCCTCCGTGAGCGCGTCATTGTCTCTGACCAGGCCTTCGATATTCGCCAGCGCGCGATCGAGCTTGAGGGTGAGAGCTTCAAATTCGTTCTCATACATCCGCAGCTGATGCCGGCAGGTTTCGAGTGGGGTCGGGTTACCGAGCCAATCGTCGGTGTCTTCTATATAAAGGGGGTCCACGGGCACGCCTTACTGAATACTGTTTGCATATACAGTAATCGAGGCTGTGCCGGCGGGCGAGGGTGGGGCGACGAGCTGTCAGTCGGGCGTCATCAAAACAGCCAAGGTCATTTTGATGAATTCTTCATTCCGATCTAGCGCGGCCAGAGAGCTTCGGACATTTTCGGCGACATCGGCTGATCCGCGCTGCTCTACCCAAAGGGTGAGCTCCATGATGGCGGCTTCAAGGGCAAGTTGGTTTTCGTTGATCTTGGCGAGCAGGGAAGGGAGTAGATCTGAGTTCGGCATTGGGTGTCCTCCATGGAAGAACCCAGAATAGCAGAGGGAGATTTGATCGGCAGAACGCCGGGGAATGGCAGAGTACTGTAGGAAAATACAGCGCTAAGTTATTGATTCTTATAGCGGGTAACGTCAGTTTTCGAACCTGCAAATTTAGGTGTGTTTCCTTTGTCCATCAATAGGTTGCGCGTGTTTCGGGGTCACCTTGACATGGTGGGGGTCGTTGGTTCGAGTCCAATCGCGCCTACCAAACAAAATCCGCTCTGCTGGGCGGTCTGGAAGGGCTCACCGAAAGGTGAGCCCTTTTTTGTTGTCTGCGATTTGCGCAACGCTTCTTCCTGGTAATTTTCGCCCCGCTTTGTTCAGTTATGCACTCATTAGTGTTTCTGCAAAACGATCAAGCGCCATTCTGGTGCGCTTCGCTTCCGATCCGTCGTGGAAAACGCCTGCATATTTAAAGGCTTACAGCTTTTTTCCCCCAACCGGCTATCGAAAAAACCTTGTTGGTGATTGTGAATTTAAGTAACATCCATCCCGCGTTCACCACCACGGTTTATGCATTTTTAAATCCCAAGCTTCCATCAGCTGCTTGGGATTTTTTTTGCCTGCGATTTGGCATTTGGCTCCTGTCCCTCCCTGACCTCCAGGCGAGGCCCCGCTTTTTCGTCTACTACTGACTTGCCGATATTCAACTCTTTGTAAGGGAGTGCGTCGATGCTGAGTCAGTGGGTTCTTGCGGCTGTTCATCTATTCGCGTTTGCCCTGGCTGTCTGGGCGGTGCTGACGCGCGGCAGAGCGTTCAGCCAGCTCGCGGCGGGTCATGAACACGTCAAGCGGGTTCTGCTCGCGGATAACCTGTGGGGACTTGCGGCTTTGACACTGCTGGTCACGGGCGGGATGCGTGCGTTTGGCGGTTACGAGAAGGGCTCTGACTATTACCTGCATCAGCCGCTGTTTCATCTGAAGATGACGCTGTTTGTGCTGATCCTTCTCATGGAGCTTGCACCGATGATCACCCTGATCAAATGGCGCATCGCATCCTCGCGCGGTGCAGCGCTTGATACCGGAAGGGCGAGGTTATACGCGCGAATCAGTCACGTTGAAGCGCTGCTTCTGGTTTTGATGATGGTCGCGGCCACAGGCATGGCTCGTGGGGTGATATTCGCTTAGAGGGCGAAATTCTCCGCTCTGTATCGGAAACGTCCGACAGCCAGCTCCAGGAGTGAAAGGTAATATCGGCGCAAGGGAGTTAGAGGGGGCAAATCAAGACAGTCAGCATGCTTCAGGCGCCGTGCCCAGCGGGGGGAAATGCGGATGGCTAAACGGCGCGTGAATCTTTAGCCAGTCTTGCGCGGCGGCAAAGGGACTGGCTACGTGATGCAGTGTGGCTCAGGGCGTTTGCGGCTTGTCCGGAGCGGTCAGGCCAGCCTGGATGCGTTGGTAAATTTCTTCACGGTGCACTGCCACGTTTTTCGGAGCGTTGATGCCGATGCGAACCTGTTGGCCGCTGACTCCGAGGATGGTGATCGTGATGTCATCACCAATGTTTATGCTTTCACCGACTTTGCGGGTGAGTATCAGCATGGTCTTCTCCTTGATTGCTTTGTAGGG